ACTGCGTGCGGATCGCGGGTAGCTCCCAGGTATCCCCGAGCGCCGCGCGCAGGTACGGCATCGCCTGGGCCTTGCTCAACCGCGCGCCCTGCCGCCAGAACGAATAAGCGAGCGCGGGCCGCACGGGCCGCACATACGGCAGCAGCGGCGGTGCATTCTTCAGGATCTGCATATCATCGCTCAGCACCGCTACGAAAAGCTCGGGACGCGCCGGCAGCATCGTCTGATTCAGCGTGATCCTGGCCTCGCGCGGCAGTTTCGAAGGATCCACGATATCGATGCGGCCCTCGTAGCGCGTGGCGGCCAGATACGGGCAGGTGATCAGCGCGAACTCGATGCACTCGCGGTGCCCGGGCAGATCCAGATACCACCCGTGCTCATCGAATGCGGAACGCGGCCCGCCCGCGAACCACCTGAACACGCCCAGGCGCTCGCCGCACAGCGGGCAGAGTTGCTCGACGAGCGCGCGGTAATATTTCCGATCATCGTTGACGGTGAAGAACGGCGTGCCATCGGTCCCGCGCACCACGTTCCAGGGTATCGGGTATCCGCGCGCGTCCCGCTCCAGGCGGGCGATGCGCGGCGGCATGAGTTTTATTACAGGGGTTTGCATACCGGACACTCGCTGGTTTCGCCCTCCGGAATCGGCCTCTTGCGTCCGCACCAGGGGCAGGTTTCATCGGCCTTGAGTAGCGCGACGGCCAGCCCGGGCACCTTGAAGAGGGCGCCTTCGATGCTGAACGCGCGGTTATGCGGCCAGCGCTCGCTGACGATATGCACGCCCTCGCGGGATCCGTAGATCGTGGCGGCGACTTCGCCATCGCGCACAACCTCGATGATGATCTCGTCGCGCCGATCCGGGTGGACGTGCGGCTGCTGGCGCACACGCAGGATGCTGCGTTGGCTCATGCTAAGTTCTCGTAACACGTCGGGCAGAACAACAGCCCGCCCGCCTCCGGAACGGCATCGCCCATGACTAGCGGCTCATGCCCGCATTCGAGCATCGCCTCGTGCATGTTCTCGATAAACGCAATCGGACGCTTCACCGACACCACCCGCCGCTGAAAGCGCGGGTCGCGGTATGCCGGATCGTCGCTGCGATATTGCTTGAAGGAGTCAGTCACTGGCCGCCCCTCCTTTTCGCTGCGCGTGGAATTCGGCCCACCGCTTCTTCTGTGCCGCGCCGATGCGTCTCCGCGCCGCTGGACTGAGAGCGCGCTTCGCGGGATGGGTGTCGTGCGCTGCGGGTTGGCCGAGCATCTTCGAAATCTTTTCGATGCTCGCCTGTATCCGGGCGCGTTCCAGTTGCATGCCCACCAGGGCCATCCGGAGTGGCTCTGTGTCGGTCTTCATTCGTTTCGATCCTTTCGGAGTAAGTCATCTAATCGCATCGGCCTCACCATGGCGCGCGGATCCGTGCCGATGCGCAGGGAGCGCTCATTGGGATCCGGCTCGTCGGGGAATTCAAACTCGATCATGTGGGGCGTGCCGAGCAGTTGCATCGTGTGTTTCTCGGCCAGCAGCGCGAGATCCTCCACGTCGCTCTCGACGTGCTCCTCGAATACGCGGCGGCCGTTCTTGAATCCGCGGATGATCAGTCTCACTGGAGCGCCTCGATCTCGTAGTGTCCGCCCGAAAAGGCTTCCACCCACGGCCCGAGCGGGTTGCCGTTGATTGCGCCGCGCAGCAGGAACATGGTGATGCCGTGCTCCGGGTGGATCGCCAATACATCGCCCACGGTGAAGGGCGGCTTGTCGGGGAAGCCCACCGCGATGCTGCGCTGGTTGTTGCTGATGATCAGCACCTTACCTGTGGCGCTGCGGTCCTGGTGGCCGTGCGGATAGACGAGTACCTGCTGCCCCTTGGTGAAGGTAACGTTCATATGCGCGCCTCTCCTCGCTCGTAGGCCGCGCGCGACGAGTACCAGCCGCGCATGGACTTGCCACCCCAGGCCTTCACCTTCTCATCCACATCCACGTAGTAAAACCCGTCGATGGGACACGTCACCGCCAACGAGCAGATCCCCACCACGCAGGTGCGCCCGCAGCCGGGGCACTCGCTGATGCTGGTGTCGCTCCAGATCAGCGTGCTCACGTTTCCCTCCATGCCGCGCCCGCCGCCGTTTCCGCCGCGATTTCGGTTAGCTCGAATTTTGCCAGCCGGATCTTTTTACCGAATTGCGCCGCCTGGATTTCCATCTGCGGTTTCAATCTCGCAATCTTGTGTAGATCGAAATCCATGGCAACCAGCGCGATGCAGCCCGCCGCCGTCATGCCCTGCTTCAGCCCGATGCGCCCGCTGCCGTACTCGTCCTCGCCCACCCAGGCGTAAAGCGCGAGTTTCTTCATCGCCGGGGTGCCCTCACTTCCCCCACGCGCGGGCAGGTAGTCCAGTCGATGGGCCTGCCGTCGATCTCCAGCTTGCACGGCGAGAACGCGTCCACAATCAGCGCGCACTGGTTTCCGCGCGAATCGAACAGAATAAACGGCGGGGCCTTGGCCGCGCGCGAGCGCGTCGGGTAAAACTGATGCCCATAAAACGGACAATTGGGTTGCTCCATTCGCTACTCCTCCCGCGCCAGCTGCGCGCGCATCTCCACCAACTCCTCCAGCACTTTTTTCGGATCGCGTCCGAATAGCTTCGTACGCGCCCGATCATCGATATCGGCCACCGCCACGAAGGTAACCTCGGGGCGCGCGTCGGGCTTCAACTCCTGGATGTACATGCAGGCGCGCTCGGGCGTCTGCGCGGTGGCATACCACGCATCGCTCAACTCGAGTAGGCCATCGCGCACGGCCCGGTGATGCACCGAGTGCGGGCCGTCGAGAACCTTCTCCTGCTCCTCGCGCGGCAGCTTGTTGAAGGCCGCAGTGGGTTTGAATAGATGAGTCCCCGTCACAAACACGATGGCGTCGGGTGGGCGCAGCGCGACGCACAGTTGCAAGATGCCGAAGCCGATATCCTTCCTGGCCCCGGAGTTCAGCCAGTCAGTACCGAGCGCGTTTACGATCTCGGCCTCGATCTTACTCATGCGGTGCACGCCCTCGCCCGCGTGGTAAGTTGCCACGAGGAAATTGAATTTGCCCTGCTCCTGATCGCGCTTCGCCATATTGAGCGCCTGGGCGGCGATGCCTTGCAGTTCGGGATCCGTCATGATCGGGAGCCTTTCAGAAACCGCGCCGTCATAGCTTGCTGGCGTTCGCATTCGTCCATGAACGCCTTGGCTACCTCCCGCGTGGCGAACCGCGTCGCGCCCACTTCCACATGCCAATCGCGCGAACGGCAGATGCCGCACCAGGGATTCATCAGTTTCTCGGCGACAGCGCATTGCGCCGCCGCGCGCAACTTTTCCCCGAGTTCCTTGGCGTCCTCCAGCGATTCATACTCCCCGTACGCGCCCAAGATGCAGTGCCGCTCGGGGCAGAGCAGTTGCGCGATATAGACTTTCATATCCAAGTCTCCACCAGCCGGGGATCGTCCCCGTGCTTCCTGCCTAAGTTCGTCAAGTTCGCCGGCAGCATCGCCCGCACCGAATCCAACGTTTGCCCGCGCGCGAAGGGTTCCCCGTTATCGATGGGCCTCACCGCGCCCCGCGCCGCCCGCCAGCGGCGGCACACGAATTCATGCGGGTAGTCGGAGGGGTGATCATAGATCGCGTAGAAGATCATCGTCCCTCCACGTTTGCGACCATGCGGGCCACGGCTTCCTTCACCCGCTCCCGCAGTTCCGCGCCTTTCAGATCGTCGCCTTCCACGATCTCGGCAGCGATCAGCCGCAACTGCGGCGGGATCGGTACGCCGCGCGCGGACACTACCAGGAGCGGTTTCGACATGAGCACGGCCAGCCCGATCTGTAGGGCTAGCGCGATGTCGGTACGGCCCGCGTGCAGGGCGATTACGCAAAAAACGCTGTCGCGGATTTTCGGCCCCACATCATCGGCCACGCTTTTCAAGAATTTCTCGATCTCCTCTTCCGTTATTTGCTTCATAGGCGCTATAAAAACGGCGGGCCGCCCAGGTATCGGGCTAACCCGCCAGTCCCCCTTTTGGATCGTCAGCGCTTAGGGCTTCACGCCGTCCGCGACAGCGGCATGACGTGTTCCCGGTGTTGCTTTTGTGGCGATAGCCCGTATGCTTCCGCGTCAAAATATCGTGTCAATGGCGCATCGGGATTCTGCCGGACAATGCTCGTCTGCTGGAACTCGTGCCACGCCTGCCGCCCGGCGCGGGTGATGTGAAACCCCCTGCCGGGACGGTACCGCTGCGCTTCCCAATCCTTCATGAAAAACTCGCTGCCGCGCTCGGCGAAGATCCGCAACATGGGGAATTGCCGATTTGAAAGGCGCGTCATCAGGCCACCGCCAGCCTAACGGAAGGCAAAGACGCGGCCCGCTTGGCAGCCATCGCCGCGCGCGCCTTGGCCGCGTTGGCCGCGAGCTTCCTGCGCGCCGCCACGGTTAGCGTTTTCCTGGGTTTGGGGGATGCCGCCGCCGCCCGTTCGCGGTTCTTGGCAGCGACTTTTCGCCGCCGCCGCATCTCGCGCTTGCGTTCGGCTGGATCGGCGGGCCAGTTGGACCCTCTGTTTAACTTACGTGCGGGGGGGGGGGCGATTACCTTAGCGGGTTCTTGCAGCCCGGCCAGCTGCGCTCGTAACTGATCTATCTGCCCTTGCATTAGATCGAGCATATGCTGCATTCCGGGGAGTAGCGCGGCCAGCCCCATTTGCGCATAGCGCGATGTTTCTGGATCGATCTTCATGTGATGTGTTCTCCAACGTTGATTTCTGCGGTGTCAAGTGGCCGAACGGCCACCGTACCCTTATGCTGGCCATTATAGTACTGCAAATTGGCACGGAGTCTACACATAGTTAACAGCGGAATGTACGGATACTCGCCACTGGATATATGCTGTGCGGGCCGCTGTCAGTTTTCCGTCAAGCGGCTTCGAAACACTCTCGAATCAACAGCGGCACGAAGCCCCAGGAGCGCATGGCGGCGAATTTGCCGCGCTTGAAGAGCGCCACCAGGGCGGCGTGAATCGTCCCGGCGTCGGCCCCGCCGCCCGCGTCCAGCACTTGCCGCAAAAGCGCATCGTCGGGCGCGCGCATGTGCGCCGCGTCAGCTAACTGCTTGAGAGAGTCCCGGATTAGTCCTACATCGTTGCACGCGTGCGGCCAAAAGTCCACGGGGCCGCTAGGAGCCTTCGGGCGCTCGGGGGTGCTGGTTAGCGGCGCGGAAGGGGCGTGAGCGGCCTTGGCGGCCCCAGGAATTCCAGGAAGCGGCAATTGCCGGGTGGCCCCGTTGGGCGACGCGGCGCGTTTTGGCGGGATGGGTTCGGGCCTAGGGATATGTCCCGTGGGGATCTTTCCGGGGCGCGTGTCCCGTGCCGGTGGCTGGCGCTTCGCGGCGGATCGCGGCGGCGCGGCAGCGCGTTGCGTTCGGCGCTTGGGCTTTTGCAGCACCGGCGGCGGCGCGTTTTCCACGGCTGCTTCCTTTCCCCCGAACCCCCTATCCTTGGACGCCGCCGCTCCGTCCCTTTCCATTACCCATTCCCCATTACCCACCGGGCTCGTCGAGGAAAAGGATGAGCCTTGGCTGTGCCTAGGCTGTGCTTTTGCGCGAGCACCTTTATTTATAGGGCGCGCAGCGGGTGGCGCGGGGATCTCGCTAGCGGCTTCGCGCTGGTGCGGATGCTGGTGTTTTTTCCACTTCGAAATCTGAATAAACCGCTCGCCGCCGCTCTCATACCTGTGGATAAAGCGCTTCGCGGCGAGCAATTCCAGCAGTTTATCCACATCTTTCCAACAGATTTCGTCCCACATCGGCATGGCTTCGGCCTTGATGCGCTTGGGGCGATCTTCCAGGCGGCCTTCGCGATCCGCGAGCATCCAGAGACTGGTAAAGAGAATGTAGGCGGGCATCCCCAACTCACAGAGATCCTCGTTCGTCATGATTCCGGGTTTGATGTAACGTGTCCTGGCTCTTGCCATGGGAACCTCGCTTGGTGTTCAGCGAGCCACGCCTTCAGCTGCTCGACGCTTTCCACAATCGCGATGGGAAGGTGGTAGCCTAGACGTAGTTCGATGTGTTTCTGGATTTGGCCCGGCGAGGGAGTCTCACCGGGCCTTTTGACTTCCAGGAGGAAGCCGGGGAATCGTTCGTGCAGCACCGAGTAATCCGGCGTGCCCTTGTCGGCACCGCGGATCCATCGCCGGCCGTCAGCGCTCTTGAATGTCCCGGTGTGGATGCGGATCGGTAGCCACTGGCGGAAGCGCAGGTAATCGAGACACGCAGCCTCGACATCGTTCTCCGATAGTTTGGGCGGTTTAGGATGACGTAGCCGAAACCCGCTCAATGTTGATTACCTCTACCTCGGGCGCGTGGGCGGCCAGGAAGCTCCGCAGCGCTGTCCATTCGGCGGGGCGCAGCTGCACCACGCCGCAAACGGTCCACTCCTCGCGCTTGATCATCAGGCGCGCGTAGACGCCGCCGAGCGGGGGCAGCGTCGTGTAGTATTCCAGGCGCAGGTTCAAGCGGGCACGCCCTCCATGAGCCTCTTCATTTCGATCCGGCAACCGGAGCAAATCCGGTTCATGGTGTCGTCATCGTCCAGTTGAACGGTGCCGCGCCGCTGGCGGCTGAGTGTCAGCGGAGTGCCGCAGAATCCCTTGTCGGTATTGAACATGAGCAGGTGGCGCTTGCCGTTGGCGTCCAGGTAGGTGACAAGCTCGCAATGGCCCTGGCGCACGCGGGCAAGGTATTCGCCCTGGGCGGCCAGGACCGCCGCGTCATTGCGGCGAATGGCGCACGCGGGGCAGGCGACAAGGTTATCGGGGATGGAATTGTGGCAGGTGGCGCAAAGCATAGGGACTCCAAAGCGAAACCGCCGCGCTGGAAAGTCCAGGCGCGGCGGTGGGTGAATCGGTGGGCGGGCGGGTGGTTCATGCCACCCGCGCCCGAATCGTTAGCGTGAAGAAACTGTTAACGGGAGGTTGCTCCTGTAAACAGTTTTCCACCCGGCGCAGCGGAATCCGTAGATCGATTTCCGCCTCGCCTTCTTTGTAGGTAACGCGGCTGACGGCCCGCTGCAGGATCTGCTGCCGTTCGCCGCGTTCTTCGGTAGTGAGCGCCAGCCGTATGGCCGTGAGCGCTTCGCCGTCCAGGCCCGCGTCCGATGACGGCGCCTTGGCTTCAAGCTCGCGGGACAACTCGCTGCGTTGCGCCCGCGTCTCGCGGATCTCGTCCGCGTAGAGTTGCTCGGTTTCGGGATCCTCGGCGTCGAGCGCCGCGCGCCGCGCCTTGAATTCCCGCTGCTTCAACTCCTCGATCCGCGCCTTCAACCGGGCAAGCTCCCGGGCGTTGGGCGCGGGCGATAGCTGCTTGCGGCGGGCGTTGACGGCCCGCGCGAGATCGCTATTGACGGCGGCGACCACCGCATCCCACACCGAGCCTTCGAGCGCACCGCCGCGCACGTGGGTCGCTCCGCAGATGTACTTGCCCGTGGCCCGGTCCCGATTGGCGCAAATGTAGCGCACGACTCCGCGATCCAACCAGCCGTTGCACCGCTTGCCGCAGGTGCCGCACCACAACAGCCCTTTGAGCAGGTAGCGATCCGAAGGCCGCCCGCCGAGCGAGTTGACGTTGCGCGCCACCTGATTGCTGACGCGCGCGAATACCTCGGCGTCTACGATGTCATCCACCTTCACCGCGATCCATTCCGACGCGGGCCGAACCTTGGCGCTGGTGCGGCGGCGGTGACGAATCTTTTCTGGCTTGCGGATCTTTTCTGGATTCGGTTCCACGGCTTGGCGCTTATTATAGTGCCACTCGCCGATGTACGTCCGGTTGCGCAGCATATTACTCAGTACCGCGCAATTCCAATTTGATCGGGGCGGCTTCACGGCTTCGGCGTTCAACGTCCGCAGGATCCCGCGCAGGCTTTTGCCCTTGGCGGCGAGCGCGAAAATGCGGCGTACGATGGCGGCCTGCTCGGGCACCACTACCAGCGCGTTGACGCCCTCGGCCTTGGTAACGAATCGGTACCCGTAGGGCGCGTGGCCCCCGTTGGGCTTGCCTTCGCGGATCTTCTGCAACGTGCAAATCCGCGAGCGCCATTTAATGTTTGCCTTCTCGTACTCGGCGATGGATAGCTTGACGTTGAGTTGCAGCATGAAGTTGGCGTCATCGCGGAAGCGCCCCAAGTCGCCGAATACCACATCGCCGCCCGCCGCTCGAATTTTGGCGATGAGCGCGCGGCCCCCTGGCAAGTCCCTGGCAAAACGATCCGTGTTCAAGAAGGTAACGGCCTTCGCCTTGCCCGCCTGCACCAGCCGCAGCGCCTGGGCAATCGCCGGGCGGCTCCAGTCGTCTCCCTCGAAACCGTCATCGAAAAGGATGAAACCCTCGGGGACGCGGAACCCTTCCCGGGCCGCGATCTCCTTGAGCATTTCGGCCTGGGCCTTCAGCGAGTACCCGTGCTTCGCCTGCTTATCTTCCAGGCTCACCCGCGCCACCGCGCAGCTGATCGGTTGATCCATCGGTGTCGGTGCCTTCATCGGGCGGCCCCTTTCGCTGTTTGCGCCGCCCGATTGCGAGCAGCAACTCCAACAGATCGGTTAGCCGCGCTTCGGCTTCCGGCCCGTCCGCCCCGCTCACCCGCTTTACCTCGACTGGCTTTTCGGCCATTGAGAATCTCACGCAACAGCACGCGTTGCGCTTCCACCTTTGCCAGCGCCCGCCGCGCCAGCATGTTGGCCGCCGCGTCCTGATCCTCGGTGAAACTGTTTTCCTGAATCGTTTTGCCTGCGGTGTCGCGGTAGATCAACCACCACACCCGCCCGCGTTTCTGGATACTGCCCATCCCGTACGGCAGGCCGCCCGGGTTCGTTTGTTTTTCTGTCATGAGAGCAAGTTAACATGGACTATGTTGAAGCAGGCGCTCCGGTGTCCTCCAGAACGGGATGCACGGTCGGAATGATTATGTCGTCACCCAAGCCCGCGCAGACCGCAATCGGTGCGACCCATTTCAAGATCAGTTTGCGGTCGGTGGGTTGCTCTTTGCTGAACTGCTCGCGGATTTGTTCCCAGACACTATCGCCTAGAAACACGGTGACTCTCCATTTTGGTTTTATAGGCGGCCAGTGCTTCATCGGCAATCTCGACTGCTTTAATCACGAGATCTCTGGCCAAATCCTCGGCTGCGGCGGTACTGCCGAGACTATACGTAAAAACCTTCACCCATATTTCGACTTCGCGATCATTCATTGCAGGCTACTCCTTGGCTGATTCCAGGAAGCGGATAACCTTCCCCTGCGAGCGCGCGTATTCAAGCTCGGCGCGCGTGCTCGGCCCCATGTAGCCGCCGCGATTCAGGAACAGAACCTCGTCGGCCAGATCGATCTTGCGCAGGTGCAGCTCGTCCAGCGCCGCCTTGCGCTCGGCTGTCACCTGCTGGTAAACCGCCGTCATCCCGCTGGCCTCGGATTCGGGATGAACGAACCAGCCCACCGAGAGAACGATTCTGCCGGCGAGTGTCTCTTTGTAGTTGGCCGTGATGTAGTCCCGCCAGAAGCGCGTCGACCCGCACAGGCAGACGATCACCGGGCGCGGCGGCGCGGCTTCCACCCGCCGCATCAGTTCCTCGTACTGCGCTGGCTCGCGCAGGATATTCGCCATCGCAAAGACGTGCTCGCCGATGTCGGCGTCGGGATCCTGCTCCCAGGCCATGGCCGCCAGGATCGGCCCCAGGCGCGCGGGATCGACGTAGCGGCTCATTGGTGCCCCCCGCCGAACTTCAACTCCAGCCCGTGGGACGCCATGATGCCTTCGAGGTTGAGCATCAGATTGGCGAAGGTGGGATTGTGGTCGTGGTGCAGCACCCAACACAGCACGTCCGCTGCCGCTGCGATCCGCACGCCCGCCCCAGGCGGCAGTTGGTTGCGCGCGTCGGCATCGAAGAGAAAGCCGACAAGAAGATCGTGGGCGCGCTGGAGTTCCTGCGGCTTGCGTACGTCGATGTTCATTCCGGCCTCGTGTCCTCGCCCGGGTTGAAGCCGAAGTTGCCCTGCATTTCGGCCAGCGTCATCGGCTCCTCGCGAATTGTCTCGTTGTTGTCGATCCTGATGATGCGCTTGAGGCCAGGGCGCGGGGTTTCGAGCAACGCCATGCACTCGACTTCCCGAAGCTCGAAACCGTTATTGATCTTCGTTGTCAGATCGGCAACCCGGCTATTAGCCGCTTTGATCGACGCCGCCAACGCGGCCATGGTCGTTGCCTTCTTGTCTCGAAGATCGAAGACCGTCTGCGCTTCGCGCGCCAGGGCCTCGCCAAGCTCCCGAATCTCCGTGGGCGAAAACGCGTACTTGATCGATTCAAATAATCGGTGCTCCATCACTTGTCTCCGTTTCTCTTGATCGGCAATGTTTCCAACGGGTGCAGCGCATCCTGCGGTACAAAGAAGTTCTTCTCGCCGCTTCCGTCCGGGTCGTTCAGCCACTCGGGCCGCTTTGCTTCATGGCCGTACAGCCAGCCGTGCAGACGGTAAACAGCGCACTCGTCGTTTAGATCGCGCGTCACGAGCAGGTACGGAAGATCGTCAGGATCGTTTGCTCGAACCCGCAGTTCGTACCTGTGTGACAGTCGCGTCTTCACCTGGACGCCGGCAACATCGGGCGCTCGAAACTGTCCGGTGCGGTTCAGGTAATACGCATCAATGTGCCGGGCCACCGCAATCTGGCCACAATGGCCCTCGATTGCATAGGTCCAAAAATTATCGATTCTCCCGGCAAACCCAGGCCGATGGTGTAGATTCTGCTTGCGCGATTGAAAATACTCGACGACCGCATCCCTTGCGGCCAGGTCAACTTCGTTCCAGTTCAAGACGATCTCAATCATTCAAGTGTTTCCTTCGGTTAGTGCGGCGCGGGTGCGCGTCAGGCCCCCCGCGCCGCTGTTCGTCTCATCCGTCATTTGTGCAGTCATCAGGAGTTAGTTCGTCTTGGTGTGCCCCTCCTTTCGTTGGATTTACGGCTGTTGGCCGCCGCCCTCGGCTTCGAATTGCCTCTCGGCGGCGGCGATGTCTTTGCGGCAGTTGGATTCGGCGCTGGCCCCGCTCGATGCGTTCACCCAATAGTTGGCTTCCAGGCCCGCGTTCACCATCAGGCCGCTCGGGAACTTGAGCCAGGGCACCAGATGATTCACGCTCACGCCGCCGCCCTCGCGGAACGCGGTGGGCGTGGCCTGCTCGATCTCGGGTTGCAGATCGCCGAGAATGCTGGCGAGTTCGCCTGCGGATTTGTCCGACAGGCAGTACACGGGATTTACCGGCGTCGTTTCGCCGTTGGCCTGGGTGGTTGCTACGTTGTGCCGGAACACGGGCTTGTACGTGTCGGCGGTGACGTTGGGATCGACTTCCAAACGATGTTTTAGATGTTCCGTCATGGGTTCTCCTTCAATTCACGCTGCCCTGGGTAACGATCTCGTGGGCCGTGCCATCGCCCGAGTCCTGCTGGCCGTAGTTGGAATCCCAGGCCATCCATTTGCCATCCGGACTCATCGCCACGCGCGGCTGATACCAGTAGGTGTCGCTGCCCATCGGCTGGCTGTGGTGGAAGCAATACTTCGTAACCGTGGTGGCCGTGGGCGCGAAGCTGATCGCGATGATCTGGCCCCCGAAGGGCGCGGGATCGGGCGTGTACCAGGACATCGCGCAGGCCTGGGCGCGCGTGGCGCAGCCCACGTGTCCATCCGGCCACGGGTACGAGCTACAGTAGCCGAGCACCATCAGATCCACACGGCGGTTGATCATCTCCCGGCCCTCGTAGACGGGCATCGCGGCTAACGTGCGCTCGCACGGGCCGTAGGTTCGATCCAGGCCCGTGACGATGTAGGGACGGCCGGCGATGCTTACCGCATCCGCGTGCGGGTTGCCGAAGCAGTTTTCGCCCGCTTCGCAATCGCCGTTGTCGTTGCCGTTATCTTGGAACCCTTGGCTATGTCCCATCTCGGGGCCGCGCGTCACGAACACCAGCCGCTGGTTCGCCTCGTCCACGCTCCACAGCGAGAGCGCGGGCAGCGCCATCAGCGCCACGTAGCGCTTGCCCGTGGGTGCGTCGATGTCGTACGCCATGGTGAAATCGATGTTGACGCCCAGGCCGTGGGGATCGGCCTCGGCGCTGGCGTAGTCGCCGCAGAAGGATTTCGCCCGCACCATATCCACCGCGCAGACGGCGTGCTCGGGTTCGCTCCAGATCGTCACCCACCCGTCGCCGCTGATGTGGGTGCTGCCGCCCGTGGCGATGGCGCGGGGCTGGCCTCGCGGCGTCGGCGGCTGATTCCGCATCATGCGGATCTTACTTAGGCGGCCCTTGAAGTTGAGCGCGGTGCGGCGGCTGCGCGTGGTGATGGTGTACTGCACCAGCTGCGTATCGGTGAAGTAATAGAAGATGTCGTCATTGGTGGGGTGCCACAGCGGGATCCGCACATTCGCCACCTGCACCATCGGGGCGGTGGGGTTCGCGGGGTTCAGAACGAAGAAGCCGTTACCGCCGTTGACGGCGATCCATTTATTAGTGGCGCTGTAGGGCGATGGCAGCGCGTAGCCGTGCAGGAACGTCGATCCGGTGAGCGCCGTCATGTGGCCGCCCAGGTTATGATCCGTCCACGTCTGCCCCTGCGTCGGCGGCGCGAACGCGGGCACGGTGCACAGCGTTCCTCCCGGGGTGCCGCCCGGGGCTGGCAGCGATGCGTAGGCGCAATCCTGCGGCGTGCCCGAGGTGCGGTAAGCGCTCACTGGCAGGGGCTTGTAGCTCGGCGCTGTGTCGGCAACGGTGACGGTGAGATGGGTAGGCGCGACGATCTGCGGCGGCGGCGCGGGCACGTTCGCGGTTACCCCTGCCGTGTGCGCGCGCTGGCTACCGAGCACGGCCTCCACCGAATAGCAGTAATCGCCTGGGGCGAGGTTGGGATCGGCGTACGTCTTCGCCGTCAGCCCGTGCGCGATGGCGTTCCACGGGGGATCCCCGGTCGGCGGGCACACGCCGCCAGCGCGGTAGACATCGTACGTGGTTGCGGGCGGGTTCGCGGTGTCCGCCCAGGTGAGCGTCGCAGTTTTTTGCGCGAGCGATGACGCGCAGAGCACCAATAGCAGAAGGCGCTTCATACTTCCCTCCGCGTGCCCGCGATTACCATACGCTCAATTTCGGTGAGATCCCACTGCGCGATAACAGCCCACAGGTTGCCGCCGATGTGCCGTAGCAACATCGGATCGACGGGCGGCGCGATGTCCCAACTTTCGACTTCCCACAGAACGGAATGCTTGGCGAGATCCAGGCCGCGCGGCGGGTAGACATCGGCGGGCACCAGCGGAACCATCGCCGTCCCTTCCTTGGGTTCGGCGGGCGGCTCCGTCTTCACGTCGGGCACGACGAACCGCAGGCCCGGGCTGCGCTGGCGGTCCCACCGTTGCTTGCGAGACTGAAACACCCATTCCATCGGGGCGTAGGGACCGCTTCGGCCCTGCTCCGTCCAGGCGCGGTTGTGGCGGCCAATGCGCCATGTCACGTGTTTCTGATCCGCCCGCGCGATGGCCAGCACGGGCCGCCCATCGGGACGCCAGCCGCAGGAGCGGATCGCTTCCACGGGATCGATTAACACCGCGCCCTTGGCAAGCTCCGCGTAGGCCGCTTCGATAGCCGAGAACTCCTCCTCGACGGCTGCGCTGTGGCGATCCGCCAGCCGCTGCCGATAGTGCGCGAGTTTCTCGCGCGCCTCCTGCGGCTTCATTTGGATTGTTGAAACGTTCATAGGCCCTCCCATCGGCTGCGCTCGTCCGAGCGCGCCGCGATCTTCATTGCCACTTCGAGCAACGTCTGGTAATCCACGGGGTATTTCTGCTGCGTGCCCTTCAACCGCAGCACCAGATACCCCGCGTGCAGTTCCACCACGATGGGCTTACGGCGGTAGAGCGTCCCCGTTTCGCGCGTGATGGGCTTGTTGGCGGTTACGGGCGTCATGGCTTGCGCTCCGGCGACGGCTCCACATCAGGCCCGCGTGTACGAGTCCCGTCCTTACCCCGGGCCTTGGCCGGAATGCAATCGTGCCCGCTCTTCTTCACATAGCGGTCGCAGCCCTTGCAGTAGACGCGGCAGAAATCGCACGGCACAAGCACGTCGTGAAGCTCGGGATCGATGTTCTCGATGCGTTGCCCCGTGCCGCCGCAATGGACACACTCGCCCTTCGGAATGTCCAGCGGCGGCTCGAACACCGTGCGCGGCCACAGGTGACCCTCGTGTTTGACAAATAAGCTCATTCGCTCACTCGGCGCTGTCGAGCAAGGTGCCCTGGCCGCCGCCCTCCCCTTCCTTCGCCTGGGCGAGGATTCGTTCCGTCAGGGTTGGCCGCGGCGCAGCGGACGATTCCGGCGCCTGGGCTTCCGGCAGCTGGCCCTGCACGTCGGGCGGCAGCATCTCGGGCGGGGCGTCGGCGGTGATCACGTCGAGGCGCTCCTCGCGCAGGATCCCGCCGCGCAGCACGTGGGGCACGTGGTATTTACGGACGCGCCCGATGGCCCGCCAGTAATACATGTCGCGCGGCCACGATTTGAAATTCCATTTCTCCGAGAGCGGGATCTGCTTGCCCTTCTCCCAGATCATGGCGTGGTCCGCGTCGCCCTCGGTGAAGGCCTCGCTTACCGGGTTACCCGTGCGATCCACTACGGGCTTATAAACGTTCGTCGCGGGATCCAGCTTCTTGAGCCACAGCGTGCACCCGGTGCAGCGCTTCCACGGCTTGCCCTTGTGGGTGACTTCTTCAAACTGCCACTCCACATCCCACCCGTACCCGGCCTGCTGCAGCTTGGCCGCGACGATATCGTTTTCGATGGCGGGCTTGCCGTTCGTGAAATAGATGTATCGGATGGAGTCAGCGGGGTTGAATCCCCAGGACCGCCCAATCTGGATCTTCGCCATGGCGGTGGCGATGCTTTGCTCGAGTGTTTGCCCGTTGATGTCATCGAACTTGCCGCTCATGGCGAACACCCGGGCCAGGCGTTGGTCCAGATCGAAGGCTTCGCGGGCCAGCTCGGCGTCCACCAGATTGCGGATGTACATGTCGCGGCGCTCGGTATCGGGCAGCGCCTTGAGCATGTCCAGCGTGATGCGCGGCGAAGGTTGCTTGGCCGGAATAGGATCCGGCGATGGTGCCGGCGCGCGGACGGCGGGCGCGGTTTCGGTTGGCTGCGGGGCGGCAGCGGGCGCTTCGGTAGTAGGTTGCATGATTACTTTTTCTCCTTGCGGAAGTTTTGGGCCTGGGGGCACGTGCTGAAGTGCGACAGGCCGCTCGGGTTATAGGGTGCGTTCTTCCCGGTGTTGTGCTGGATCCAATAGATCGATCCTCCACACCCCCGGCAGATCGACTGCGAGCCTACGTTCGTAACGAACGACGCCAGCAGCTTGCGCAGGTGAGCGTTCTCGGCGTTGAGGCGTTGAATCGTCGCGGCCGCCTGCTCGGACGGCTCCGAATCTTCCGGGCCTAAGCCAGCCCACCGCGCTTCCTCGGCGCTCATGCGGCGGCCTCGTCCTTGTTGCCGTCGCGCAGCGCATCGGCGTCCAGGCGGATCCGCCGATACCCGGGCTTGGTGTGGGTGTACTCGGCGAGTAACTCGGCGCGCTTGCCCTCGTCTTGGATGTGGTGGTAGAGCAGCGCAATCGCCATCGAGTGCCAATCCACCACCTGGGTATCCTTGGTCCGCCGCCACGTGAAGCGGCCAGCGGGCCACGTCAGCCCCTCCTTCTCGCCGATGGCAAACTTGAGACGGTTCTCCAGCTTGTCGCGCTCCGGATCCAACTCTTTCAACAGCAGGCGTAGCGCGGTGTAGTCATTGAGCACGGCGATCTCTTCCGGCGTGGCCTCGCGCATGTCGGGCCGCTTGTGGTGCGGGAAGGTAGCCTTCAGCCACCGCGCGCTGGCGTCGGAACCGCCGATGGGCGGCTGCTCGTTGCCCACCAGATAGCGGCGGTACCACTCCTCGGCTCGCGCCAGGATGATGCGCTCGACTTCGCGGTGCCGCTCGATAGTGTAGATGCGCGGCTCGCCCTCGCCCACCAGGGCGGCCACGTCCCACACGTCGTAATCGAGCGCCGCCATGTACCAGCGGCACTGCAGCTGCACCCGATCCGGGATCTCGTCGGCGGTGTCGCCCCACTTGCGGCGCTGATCCCAGAACACCAGCTTGGCGTCGACCCCGCGCTGCTCGCCCATGCAGAGCGCGTCGGGCGTGTAGATCATCCAGGGCCGCGACGGGTGACGCCGCGTTTCATCGCAGTACTCGACTTCGCGGCCCGTCACGTAGGTGTAGAGCGTCAGGATCCCTGGCTCCAGCGCCTTGCCCACCACCATGCGGATGGACGGCTTGAACGACTCGAAGCCTTCCTTCTTCTCCAGCCACAGGCTGAACTCGTCGCGCTCATCGTCGCAACCGAATAGCGGCCCGAGATCCGAACCGCTAATACCCTGCCGCCGTAGTTCGTGGTTCAACATGTTCTAAACCGTTCCCTTTCGATGTGTGCGCAATAGCGATCCGCACACGCTTCACAGGCCCAATAGCAATCGACAAAGCGCACACCGGGGGCTTCGCGGCAGAATTCGCAGCGGTGCAGCAGGCGCTCCTGGTGGGCTTGGTTGTTTTGTTCTTGCCGCAGCCGGGTGACTACGGCGCTGGCGTCTAGGCCGCCGCTGCCCGTTTGGGCTTGTTGGCCGCCGCGCGCGGGGGAACCCGCTTGGCCGGGACCGCCGCCTTGGGAGCGATCCGCTTGGAGGATGCGTTGCCCTCTTCTTCGCAGGGCGGCAGGTGGTGCATGATCAGTTCCGACAGAATCTTGCCTTGGGGGATGCAGGCGCATTCCATCTGGCCACGGCGCTCGCATTCCTGATTCAGTCGCAGCAGCGCCACCTGGGTAACCCTGGTGTTCACCCGCGAGAAAAAATGCTTATCGAATGGTTGCCGCATAAAGACAGACTCCTGGCGCGCGTTGTGCAACTCGGGATGTGGATGCGGGCTTCGGTTTCGCTCCCGCCGCGATTTGAATTATCGGAAATAGCGCGTTTCTGGATACAGACTATAATCCCGATTGCAAATTATCGTCAAGAGCCTAAACCGCTGAAGCGTCTCGCTTTAGACAGCGCTTTGACAGCGTTTTGACACCATTTAAGCAACTAGTAGGTGTAAACTATTTCCCATATTGAGAACGGCGGGCGCATGACGGGTAGGGCGTTCGCTTAGGGTAAATGTCTGAGTACCAAGCAGTAAGGGAGCGGCGACCGATCTTGAGCAGGCCCCGGGCGTAGTACGGCCCGCCGCACCCCCGCGACACGAACATGCAAAGGGTTGACAGTGAGAACGCACGAAAAATATTTTTCGATTGCTGCCAAAACTGTGCTGTAAATATCAAGTGGAGAAAATGCAGGCTCTCATCCGCGCACCACGCGAAAGGCTTCCTTCGATGGAACTAGACAAGACGACGATCCGCGCCGCGTGCGCCCAGACGATCCGCCTCCTGCGCGCGCGGCAAGGCTTAACCCAGGAAGGGTTGGCCTACAAGTCGGGCGTGGATCGGGGTTACATGGGCGCAATCGAGCGCGGACGCAACTGCCCCACGCTTGAAACCATCTTGCGCTTGCTCCCGACGCTCGCCATCACGTTCCCCGAGTTCGCGCTCGAATTCGATAAGCAGTACCGCAAGCTCGCCCGGGCCGCGAAGAAGAAATCCTAGAGCATTTTCCCAACGGTGGCTTCGACCGAGCCTTGCAATGCAGCATCGGTGATGGCCGCGCCATCGGTTTGCACCTGGGCGTCCATCACCGTGGGCGGTTGTGTTTGCATGGCCGTCGAGTCGGGGTTTTGCATGCACTGCTGCGCCCATCGCAGCCGCGTGTTGTGCGCGGAGGTGGTAGTGGGTTCGCCGACGATGGCGTCCGCGAACTTCAGACACGCCACCTTGATGCGGCCCCGGAATTGCGGATCAGTCATGAGAGCAGCGCTCTCTTCGTAAGTCATGATTAGGTTCTCCCTTCCAGTTGTCGGACTTTAGAACTTAGTTGCTGTACCGCCAGCACCAGTTGAAATAGGATCTCGTTCGGCTCGTAGTACAGGATGTCGGCTTCCTCATCGTCCACGCCGGGATGCAGCTTGGTGGGCAAGGAGTAGACGCATTTCGGGAGCACCTCCCGCAACTCCTGAGCGATGACAGCGACCGCACGCAAGCCCTCGCGGAATCCGGCGAGTCCGTTCCATTCGAATTCCACCGGCCGCAGCTGCTCGATGATCGGGATGCCGCCGACCAAGTCGACCACGTTGCGCTTCAGCCGCGCATCGGATGACGTGGAGAAGTAGACGGTGGTCCTGACGTTGGCGGGATCATCACCACCTTGCGCGATTGTGCTGCTTCCGTTGATGAAGTTGATGATGGCACGCGAGACGACTCCGCCGCCGTTAATCTGGATCTGGGTATACCCGCTGCCCCCCGCAGGTGCGCCGGTAATCTTGCCCCACGCCAGCGACGTAATCCATGCCGGGTCCGCATAGCTGCCCGCCGTGCTGACTGCGTTGGTGACGTTGGCCGCGCTGAGCGCCGTCCCGTTCACGCGGAACGCGCCGGTACAGTTGATGTCTCCAGCGGCATCGATGGCATAAGAAGGGCTCGTCTTCGACGTGCCGATGCCGAGACTGCCGTTCGATGCAACAGTAAACACTTGCCCGTTGCCGTTGGCAAAATTGATATTGCCTGTCCCGGCGAGAAGGTCCCAGTTCAGCGACGGTACTGCGAAGCGAATGCCGACACCGGCCCCGTTATTCCCGAGATGTAATAGCTGTGCTGGATTGCCAGTCGTGCCGATGGCAACGTTGCCGCCCACCGGATTCAGCAGCAGTGGATACGCCGCCGCCGCGCTGCTGTGACGGCCCTGCAAGTAGAGACAGTAAGGGCTGGATAACATCGCCCCGATTTCCAGTTCCGTTCCCACACTGCCCTGCACGGCTACAATGCCGTAACCGCTCAGGGTGGGATCGATGGATGGACCGAGCACGGTAAGACGCGCGGGAGTTGTCGCTGTTGCGATGCCCACGTTAGGGCCGTTGAACACCATGACCAAGCTATCAGTGCCTGCCTGACGCTCCACGAAGTGATGGCGAATGCCCGCGCCGTCCCATATTGTCTCCAGCTTCAGCACATACTGCGGATTATTGGTGCTCCACCACTGCGACTCGAATGTAGCTTGTCCGGTAAGTGTGGTAAGAACATCAAGCATAGCGGACGGACTCGTTGTCGCAATGCCGACCTTTCCGCCAGAAGTCAACACCATTTGTGGCGTGCCAGTATTGGGATCTATGCTTGCGCCGAATGTAAGTTGACCGCTTGCCACTCCCATTCCATAAGCCAACCCCCCGCCGTCGTAAGAGGAAACCTTGATGGGCTTTAGAGCGGTGCCGGTCGAAAGCACGCAAAGTGGATTCGACGTCGCGACACCGACGTTGCCGCCGAGCGGGTTCAACGCGAGTGCGTAGGCGTTTCCGTTGGCATTACTGGAACGAACCTGCATCCAGAATGCGTTGGGCGATGCAATCATATTGCCCATTGCAAGGGCCACGCCGGGACTCGTCGCTGCGACCTGAAAAACATCCGCCGCGTTGTAGGTCAACGAAGCATCAGTCTGCGCCGTGCCAACGATTGTCAGCCGTGCATTCGGCGATGTCAGCCCGATGCCGACATTGCCCGCTGGCGTGATCCGGATGCGCTCACCGACTGCACCCGCATTCCAGGTGTAGAAGATCAGCGCACCGGAATCGAGTGAGCCGTCCGTATTCGCGTTAATGGCCGCGATGCGCTTGTCGGTCGCCGCTAGGTTGTAGTTTGCAAATCCGATGGAACCGACCGTGCCAGGAGCAGAGTTGATGTTACCGACGAGATCCAACTCTCCAATCAGCGAACCCGCTGGCGTCGTCTTACCTACAACCAATCGTGCGCCGGTAGTGCCGCCAGTCGGCAGCACCGACATATCGTTGCCGATGCCTACGTTGCCGCCGTTGTAGTAGATCGCGCCCGCCGCGCCCGCGACCCAGTAGCCACCAGCCGGAGCCGCGCCCCACTTCACGCCGAGCGTCTGCGTCGAGTCCGCCACCAGGATCTGTCCATCCGTGCCCACGCCCAGGCGCGTAGTTGCGGAAGTGCCTCGCACGATGAGATCGCCCTTGGTGGTGGTGGGATCTGTCATGCCGCCGCCCGCGCCCGATGGAATCGCCCACGTCGCATCCTCGCGCAGGTAGCGCGTGGCTCCAGCCGCCGCGCCGGGATCGGGCACCATGCCCGTCGCGTGCGATCCACCGCTCGCACCCATCGGAACGCCGTTGAGCGTGACGCTCGCGGTGAGCGGCCCGCCACCACTCAGGCCCGTGCCCGCGATGACTTGGGTGGCGGTGCCCACCGCGCCTACCTGCGCTGCCGTGTAATCGCCCGCTTGCGCAACTACCGCTCCTTGGCGTCCAAACACGCTCGACACAGTTCCCACGGGTGCGGCCCACTTCACGCCGAGTCCGTTGGGAGCAGCGGAATCCAGGGTGAGCACCCACCCATCGGTAGCTACCGCAAGGCGCGTGAGCGCACTCGCGCTACGCACCAGGAGATCGCCCTTGGTGGTAGTTGGATCGGAGAGCATACCGGGGATCACGACGTTGGAGAGCGTCTGCCCGTTGCCGTCCACGGATGCGGACCACCGCTGCTGGCCCATCGTAATGAGGCCCGAAGCGCGGTTGATCTGGATCGCGGCCCCGAGATAGCTCCCCGCATCGTCGTAGCGGGCGATGACAAAGTTCGAGCCGGAATTGCCGCCGCTTTCAGCGATGGAATCCTTGCCCACTTTCCAGCGTGCGATCTGCTGGCCCGAGACTGTCTGATCGAGTTGGGTCACGCTCTGCCCATCGGCACCGGGCGTGATCTCGGCGGGCGAGGGGATGTACTGGAAGCCGCCCGATCCCGAGAGGATCACGTTGGAGAGCTTATGCCCGCCGCCGTTGACGTCGCCGCCCCAATTGCGGTCGTCGTTCGCCAGCGAGTTGAGCATGTCTGCCGTCAAGTAGTCTGACGGCGTGAGATCATTCCGCGACAGCCAAGCCATCGACCTTACCTCCCGGCCCGTTCACCAGCGCGGGCTTGAGATCGCCCTGCGGCGGATCGTCGGGCACCTCACACACAAGGTTCTTTCCTTCGATCCGCGCGTTGGTGAAGTTCTGGATACCGTTCTTCATCACCGCCGCCGCCACCAGGACCCGCTGCTTCTCCTGACTTGCAGTGAGTTGCTGGCGCACCGCTTCCAGATCGAGACTGAGCGCTCCGAATTGGGCGAGTAGCTTCTGCTGCTCCTGCTGCAACTGCTCGACGTGCTGTAGTTCATGTGGTTGTAGACTGAACGCTTTTCGTGCCATAAATCCTCCTATGCGATACCCGTTATGATCCCGCCGCGCACGGTGATCGTCTTGCCGTCCGCGCTGGTGAAGGTGCCCGAGACGCCAACCGCTACGCCGTAGATCCCGAAATCTTTTGCGTACACGGATTCGTTAGCCTGAAGCCCGCTGCCCCAGATGGCATTGTCGGCGCAGAGCGTGCCGTCGATGTACAGTTGCCCCGCGCGCACGGCCCCGGTGGTGGTGACATCTCCGCTCGTGTTTACACCGCCGCTGCCCACAAATTGGTTGCTGGTGTTGATCACCGTCGACCCACCGCCGCCAAGGTATTGGTTGCCGCGCACGTTGCCCGTAGTGTTCACGCCGCCAGGGCCGTTGAAGGTGCCGTTGTTATCGATGACAGCAAACCTATTCCAGATCGCGAAGTCCTTCGCGTACACCGATTCATTGGCTTGCAGGCCGCTCGTCCAGATGGCGCTCTGAGCGCAGAGCGTTCCACCTACGTAGAGTTGCGTGACGCGGCCCGCCGCGCAGGTAACATCGCCGCTGGTGTTCACGGCTGATCCGATAAACTGGCTCGCGTTGTTGATCACTTGCGTGGAGCCAACATAGAAACTGTTGTACGATCTCACGATGCCATTGGTAGCGACGCCGCCCTGGCCTACGAACGTCATGCTGGAATCGATCAGGAGCAGCCCCGCAACCGTCTTGAAGTTGCCGCGCACGTAGAGATCGCCCACCGGATCGAGATTGAAATTCATGTTGCCCGTTTCATCGCGCAGCGTCATGTAGGCGGCCCCGCTGTGCCCCGGCGTGTTGGTGCCATCGTCGCCCGAAGCGAGGATCACGTTGATCTGGCGGCTCGACGGGCTGTACAGCGTCAGCGAACCCCAGAAAGGCCCCGCGTCCGATCCGAAAGAGTTCCCGTTGAAAATCACCAGCGCGCCCAGGCGCCCGCTGGAATCGTTGAGCACGAGGCCCCGATCAATCAGGTTGATGCCCTGGGTAGTTCCAGTCTTGACGATCTTCATCCCGGGGAATTTCCAATACCGGGTATCGGCCACATTGCCGATGAAGCTGCCGTAGCCGTATTCGAGATGCACCGCGGCGTTGGTGGGGTTGTTGGCATCGGGATAGTTTGCAATGTAGTCGATGGTGAACTTATCGATGTTGCGCATCTGAACGGTAGCGCCCTGCACGCTGCTCACGTCAGTGCGCGCCAGCATCCGCCAGTCGGCGAACGTCGTGCCGCCGTAAGCGAACTCGCGGAACCAAGCGCCCTGGATGCTGCTCTCGGTGCCCGCTTGTCCCTGGCCCACGCGCGCGCCCATGCGGCCTACCTCGGTGTTGGTGTTGTCGCGGATCGAGATATAGGGATAGCGGCTTCCCGAAACGTCGAACCCGCCCACGATCACCACGCCGTTTACGTTGGCGTACAGCGGCGCGTTCGGCGGCCCGTCGCCGCCCACATAAAGCTCGGCGAACCACCCGCCGTAGATGCTGTGTCCCGATGGGTTATCCGGCGTGCCCGTTGCATCGTGCTCGCCCGCCCAGGCCCGCAGGACGTTGGAGGCGTTGTAGACGGCGATCTGCCCGTTCTGCTGGCCCGCGAAGTTAGGAGCGTTGGCTCCGGTGCCGCCGCCTACTCGTAGGATGCTACCGACGTAAATCTTCTGCGCTTGAATGATCTTCGCGGTGAAGAGTCCCCCGGTGTCCTGGGCGGGCCAATCGAACTCGCTCGGATCCCACCAGCCGCTTGGCAACCGCGACGCCTTGATGTCGCCCGTCATGGGCGTGAAGCTCACCGACACCACCGGGGTAACACCGGGCAGGATGGTGTTGCGGTGGCCCATCATGTCGCGCGAGACGAAGTAGAAATCGAACGGGCGCGCGCCCGGGGCGGGTTCCCAATCGGTGGTAAAGCTCGTCGCGCCCTTGGGCGGATCCCACCATGTGGCGTTAGCGAAATCGCTGCCGTACACGCGCGCGATGCTCATACCCCCGAAGCTGTTGTCGGTGGGATTCGTCCACCCGGTGATCTTGTGGCGCATCATCACCACGCCATCGCTGTTCAGTTGCTGCTCGGTGGTAACGGTGCCCGCGCCGCCCACGGGCGCGTATTCCTGGCCCGTGCCGCCGAGCGCGGGCGGCCCCAGGTTCCAGACTACGCTCGGCGTGCTCGGCCCTGGCGCGGCGGGATTGTCGCTCGGCTTGCCGTTCATGTCGACCGAGATCGCGACGATGGTCCACGCCTGGGAAACCTTCGGCCAGTCGATCAGTTGCAGCGTGAGCGAGTTGACGTTGCCCGTGGCTTGCCCCATCAGCCTGGGCGGGGTAACGCCCGTGCGGTAGAAGTAGACGCCGCCGAAGCGCGGCGATACCGGGTTCGTCCAATTAAGATCCGCCTTCGCCAGCAGCGTGCCGTCCGGTTGCCACTCGAAGCGATTATTGGACAGCGCCAGCCCCGTGATGTACGGCGCGCTCGCCTGCCCCGCTGGCGGGTAGACGACGGTAACATCCACGTACGGCGTCCACTCCTTGACGATGGTATTCACGCGGCCATCGATATCGACGCTCACGAAGTAGCAGCGGATCGTGGCCGTGGCCCCGGGGGTGTAGTCGGGCGAGAACCACGTATCGGGCTTCTTGGACTCGAGAAACGGCCCAATGGAGCGGATGCCGTTGGCATACTCGTAGACGATGCGGACGCCCCCGAAAGGCCGCATCCCGGGCGGCAGCGGGATCGCATCATCCGGCTCCGTCATGTCGAAATTGAAGTGATAGATCGGCCCGGTTGGGTTGTCCCAATCGGTAACCAGAATGACGGCCTGATCCTTCACGATCCAGGCGTACTCCTGGCCGCTGACGTACTGGCCTGCGGCAGCGGGGATCGGAACGGTGATGCTCGGAGTAGGGCCTGGTTTGTTGGCGCGGACCAGGGTGGCGTTGGCGATGTGGGCGAAGGCGAGACAGTAGACTCGCACCGTGCGCGCGGCTGGCTCGCCATCGAGCATGAACACGGCGGGCGAAACGAAGGAGTCATTCTCGCGGATCGGATTCCAGCGCCCCGAAAGCTGCGCCGATCCGTTGAGCGGGCGGCTGCCGTTAAGCGGTGGCTGCGCTCCGCTGCTGATGTCGGGATCTTCCAGGTAGACGCCCACGCCCCGGAAGTTCTCGGGATTCGCCGTGGCGTCCGGTACCCAGAACACCGACACCTCGAAGCGGCCATCGTAGATTTCACGCACCTCGGCGTGATCGATAGTGACGGGCGGGGCGTCGCTCGGCACGAACGGCGTATCGCCGCCCGTAGCCGTGGACATTTCGTAGATCCAGTTATTCACCGCCATGGTTTCATCCCGACGTAATCCGCAAACTGTTCGCGGGCGGAACGATTACCGACGTGTTGCCATCGAACATAGTCTCGCCCGCCGCCGCCAGGACGTGCACATCGAAGTCGCCCTCGGTGCCGTCATTGAAGATCAATAGGCCGCGCCCCGCGTAGACGTAGAGCGGGGGTAGTTGCACCGTGACGATGTTCGCCGACGTGTCGGCGCGTAGCGTGTGATCCGTCGCCAGCGCCTCCCACGGCCCCGGATCCGGCCCGATCTCGCGCACCGTGGGCGGCTGGCCGTAGATGTAGATTTCGCGAAACACCGCGTACTGCTCATCGGTAATGCGGCCTTGATCGTCCACCAGATACCCGGTTACCAGCGCCACCTTATCCGCAAGGTTCTCGACGCGCAGCCGAAGCTCGAAGGGGTTCCCCGAGCGCGGCGTCCATAGATCGCTGGTTTCGGTAAAGGTGTCGTAGTCGGCGGCTTCCACGATGACGATGGATTGCGCCGTGGGTACCGTGTCCCAGGCGGGCTGCACGGTGATGCGGATATTGGAATTCCCGGTCGCCATCCTGGTTTGTCCCTGGCCCGGGCCGCGCAGCACGCGCACCACGCGGCCCTGTTCTTCATCGGGGCGCAGGCCGTGGGTTGTGAACTGCTCGCGGGTGATCGGGTTGTCCCACATGGAATCCTCCACCCAATCGGATCCTGCGGCCGTGGCGATGCTCCGCACGATGAGCACGTCCCCCGGCTCCACGCTATCGGCGGGATCGGCGTAGACGCAATTTGGTGACACCGTGAAGGTGCCGCTCACCGAATCGAACGCGGTAACCGTGAAGTTCCACAGCGGCGCGGAGCCATCGCTGGCGTCCGCGAGCGCGCTTAGTATTCGGCCCACCCAATTGACGGGGCCGCCGTCCATCGTGCCCGCGCCGATGAAATCGTTGCATTGGATTTTATTGGGGGCGGTGATGCCCGTCACCAGGACGCCCGCGATCCCCGAGTGCCATACGTGCTTGGCGGCGATCCGCACGCGGCGGGCCGCGCCCTCGGGTAGCTCCTGCGTCATCGGCGAGATCGGCCCTGCAAAGTTGATCGTTGCGGGTAGCGCGGCTTCGACCGAACTTTGCAGGGCAATCTGCCTTCTATCGTTGCCTACGTAAAGATCGTACCCCGTCCAGGTTCCGGTTGGCGCGGGCAGGGTTTGAATGACGAGCTTCTGGTTCGTCAGCCCCGCAGGAATCCAGCGCCCGTTGAGATTGCTCGGCACGGCGGGCTGGCCCGTGGCGTCGTGCTGCGTAATCCCCACGTACACGGTTTGCGGCCCGGAGAGGGTACCGCCCGCCGCCAGGGTGACGCTGGCGATGCGCGGCTGCACCACTGCGGCGAACTGGTTGATCACCGCGTCGCCGCCCACCCAGATGGCAGGCTCCCAGATGCCGTCGCGGGCGATGTTATAGTCCTGCCACAGATCGAATTGGCGCTCCTTCGGATCTGGGTACAGCGGATCGCCGGCAAATGGCGCGACGTGGTTCGGCATCCACGCGAGGCCCGAAGGCGATTGCAGGACTTCCGGGGGCACTAGATCGGCGGGCACGTCGACCGGCTTACCATTCGGGTAGTTGTCGAGATCGTACATCGCATCCGTGGTCGCCGACGCGCGCAGATCGATCGAATAATCGGGATTGAGCGTCCACTGCTGCACGCGGCCCTCGCAGCGCCCCGTGGGCAACCGCGAATGATCCAGGCTGATGATGTCGCCCGCCTTGGTTTGCAGCGCAAGCAGCGTCGTCTGGAATTGCAGGTTACGAGCGTTGCGCTGCTCCGTCAGCCCGTACCCGCCCAACTCCTCGCGCAGCCGCGTGGTGATAATCCGCGCGCATTGGGATTTGTTGCTCACGCCTACGAAGTTGATCGTTGACGTAAGGTATTCCGGCGATTGGCCGCTGCCGATAAACCCGGCGTGATCGATGTCGTAAGTCGTGACGGTGTTGAGCGCCCAATCGAACTCCTCATCGCCGAACTCGCCCACCAGCCAGTTGAACCCGGGTTGCACCGGGCTGGCCTGCAAGCTCTTATAGAGAATGTTGGCGCGCGTGAAGGCGTTGCTGGTGGCGATGTCGGGCGGCCCGAGTACGCTCGAATCCCCGCGAATGCCGATCCATAGTTTGCCGTTTACGAAGGTGAAGAAGCCCAGGCAGCAGTTGAGAATCTCCTGGAGCCAATCCTTCAGCGGCTTCTTCTCCTTGAGCACGCCCCGGAAGGGGAATTGCCGCTCCTGGCCCGTGCCTACCAGCTTGTCGACCATGAGATCGCAGATGGCCGCCATCTTGATGGCCTGGGCGACATCGAAGTATTGCTCCATCATGGGCGCGGTGATGATGCTCTCGCTCGCCGGATTGCAGCGCAGCCCGATTCCCCGCAGGAATACGTTCACGGCTACCCAGACGGTGTTAGACAGCGCGGGGGTGTAGACGCGCGAGCCTGGGGCGGTCCACGTGTAGCCCGCGATCCCGCCGTCCACCGTCACCGTCATGACGCGATCTGCCACCGGGGCCAGCTGCAGGCCCGCCTGATCGGTGCGGCGGATCTCGGCGAACGCGAGGCCGCCCGCGTAGGTTGCGCCTGCGGGCACCACGCCCCAGGGCGCTTGATCCAGCCCGAAAAAATCGCCCGTGTTCGCGGGATCCGTTCCGGCGATGCCGCGCCACCCGCCGCCCCGGTAGGGATCATGCGGCGGCTGGTTGTCCAACTGGTGCCGCAGCAGGTTCGGATCGTAACCCGAGATCGGGCCTTCCCCGACGATGCCGAGCGCCGAGTAGTAATCGCTCTCGTCGCGGCCCATCGCCACGTCGCAGGTTATCTTCATCGGCTCGTCGGTGTAGATTTCCTGGATGGGCCGCTGATAGATGGTGTCCTGGGCAATCGAAACGCTGGTGATGGCGGAGCGCCCGAAGCCCCATACCCCGGTGGAATTGTCTTTGATGTGAACCGTCTGCGGCTGCGCCACCACGCCGCCGAAGGAATGCGGCACGCCGCGCGCCACGCAGGAATCGTAATCCTTGGGGCAGTCGGGATAGCTCGACGTGGATGGGCAGAAGCGGCCCTTATAGACTTTCCAGCAGGTGCGGCTGACGTTGCGCGACGGGTAGCCAAGCGCAAGTTCGAAGACTCCATCGCTCGCCGGCAGATTAAACTGGCCGCTCGAATCCATGGCCCAGGGCCGCGCGTACCCGCCCCACAACTGGATCAGATAGCCGCTGTTGACGTGGAATAGCCAGAAGGCAATCCGCGCGCGCAGCAGGTTTACCGAGTTGCCGTACTGCACGAATACATCGTCTGCGTTGCCAAAACTGAAGCTCGCGCTGTCGCTGGCCTCGCCGAGCGTCTGGGAGATCCCGCTCCAGTCGATTAGCCGCGGCAAGTACAACTGCTGCGGAATCCCGGGCGCGGAGAAGTTGCAGCGCTGGTTTGAAAGGTAAACGGGGTTGGAACCGTCGCGCGGATAGATGTTGATCAGCGGTACGATCTTCTGCACCTGGGCGGCCAGCGCCGCTGAGAGCGCGGTGTCGGGGAAGCGCTGCACGACGTTGGTAGCGATGTAGTTCGGCGTGGTGCTCGGAACTTCGAGCAGCGTCACCCCGGAAGTCGAAGCCAGCAGGCCCACCATTTGATCGATGGAGAGGTTGGGATTCTCGTAGCGCGCCGTCAGGAGACGGACGCCATCGGGGAACACGTGCGGATAAATGAACGATGCATACTGGCCCTGGGCCTGCTGCCAGTGCGCCTTCAGTGCATCGTACTCGCTGCAGGACAGCCGATCCTTCTGCACGCGAAAGCGCCTAGCCCCGCTGCCCAGGATGTAGCGCTGCTCCGTTTTCAACCCGGGTTGATCGAATACGTGAATCGCCACGGGCGGATCGAGGTCCGCGCCCGTGTGGTAGTCGCCCTGGAAGGGGAATTGAGAAATGAAGGGCGGATCGGGAATCGGAATGGTGCCCAGGTAATCCACTAGGCCACCTCCCGCAGCGCCAGGGAGACGCTGGAACGCCCGAGCATGATCTCTTCGCTCCACGGGCCATCGAACACCACCACGTAGCGGCCTATGGTTTGCGCGCCGCTTGAATCCCAGGTGAAGGGCGGCACCGTCTCCCGCAGGTTGTAGAAATAGAACGGATCGCCCCGGTGGGCGTTGAAGAAGTTAAAGAGCGCGGTGTACTGCGCCACGGTAACGGGCCGCGTGCACTTGAAGAAGTGGCGCGGGTTCTGCGCCAGGGCGGCCCGGTCGCTGCTGCCGTCCGGGTAGCTATTGACGAGCGCTTCGAGGCGCATCTCTTCCGTAAAGGCCGAGCACAGGCCGAAGGGCATTACATCGGTGGGGGCGGCAGGGGTTACATTACCCGGCAATGCGGCCCTCCTTGGGGTGAAATTCGGCAGACGATGCGCGGGCGCGGTGGGTACCCTGGGAGTGTATGGAAGGAAACGAACGTAACGACGCGCTGGCGGCCTTTGTGGTGCTCGGGATCCTGGCCCTGGGCGCTTTCTTCTTTGTGCGGGAAGCCAACAGGCCAGCGCCCATCAAGCGCGCGGCGGCCCCGGTGGCGGCCTCGGAGCGCATCGGTAGGGTGTACCGCGCGCGGTTCCAGTTTCTGATGCCGTGCGAACTAACCGCTGAGAACGTCGCCCTGGCCGAGCGGCTCACGCAAGAAGCGCTGCGCGCACCCACCGAAGAAACCGCCAGCGGGATTACTACCGCGATAGCGCTGAACCAAGTAGCGATGGTGCGCAAGGATGATCGGGTACGCGTTACCGACGAGCGCGAGGGCCTTTCGAAGTTTGCGAACCTCTCCCATCCCGAAATGCCGGAAGCCTGGGCTTCTCTGGAGTTTTTCATCGAGTCACCGTCATCGGCTCCGTCAGGGCGGAAGCCTGCGCCAGCCGCGAATCCCCTGCCCGCGCGGCCTGCGCGTTAGCCTGCGCCACCGTCCCCGGATTCCCCGAGATAACCTGCGTCACCCGGCCCTCGAAGAGATCCTGGGCCTGCTGCGGATTCAATTGCATGTAGACAGCGGGCGAACCATAAAGCTGGTTTGTCAGTTGCGATGTGGTGATCCCCGTGTAGGGGCTTGGCACCAGCTGCCCGCCCTGATACACGGGCTGAAGCTGCAAGCCGCCCGCTTGCGACTGCGCGAACGCCGCGGAATACATCGGGCGTGGCACGCCGCCCAGGCCCTGGCCCGTGGAGAGCGCGTATAGGCGAACGATGTCCTGCACGTCCTGGGAATAGATCCCAACCGAGACGCTGCCGCCGTAGCGCTGACTGATCACATCCGCAATTTGCTTCAGGATCCCCTTGTCTTTAATGTCTACGCTGTACACCCGCTTAATTTCGTCGTGCACGCGCTGCTGCATAGAGGGAATGCCCAACCGGATCAGGCCCGCGATCCCGCCCACCGCCGCGCCGATGGCCGCGCCCGCCAGGGTGCCCAGGCCCGGGAAGATGGCGGTACCGATGACGGCGCCTGCCAACGCCCCGCCGCCCGCGCTCATCGCCGCCCCGATCTTGCCCCCGCGCATCAAGCCCGCCGCCGCGATACCGATGCCCGCGCCGAGCAGCCCGCCGCCCAGGTAGGTTAGCCCGAGCGCGGGAACCATCCCGGCCAGCCCCACGCCCGCCAGCGCGCTGCCCGCGATCCCCTGCGCGCCCCCGCTGACGCCGCCGCGCTGGAAACCGGAGATCGCCAGCATGCTGCCCATGCCAAACGCCATCTGCATGGCCCCGGGCGATGTCAGGATCGCGCCCAAGCGCTCCTTGCCCGTGGCCGACGCCCAGGGAACCGTGTGCACGTTGCCGAAATCATCGATCCGGTTTACGGGCTGGCCGATGTTGAAGGTCCGTTGCAGGTTCTGCATGGAGCGCTGCAGGGACGCCCGCTGCTGCTGCGCCTGGGGCGCTGCGGCTGCTGCTACAGCGCCGCTGGTGTCGGCCCCGGAAGTCCACACCTTGCGGTTGTACTCGGCATCGTCCGCCATGCGGCCCGCGCTGCCCGTGGCTGACACCTGGGCCTCGGCTGCGGCCTGCTGCTGCGCTTGGCGGATTTGCGGCCCGACTACCGTATCCAGCATCCGATTGAGACTCAGCCCGCCGCCGCCCGTGTACGGTGCCATTAGGCCGCTGCCCACGCCGCCGCCGATAGGCAGCATCTCCGGTAACCCGGCCCCGCCCAGGCCTGCGGGTGAAGGCGGCTCGTAGATTCCCGTGATCCCGCGCTTGAACGTGTACGGCCCGTACCCGAACAGCGATGCAATGCCGGCCGCCAGTCGGCTGGTGACGATCTCTTTCATGGCGTTAAGAATCGCCGTCTTGAGTGCGTTACCGATGCTGGCCCACACGCTTTTGCTGCGATCCATCAAGGCGTCCCAAACCTTATCGAGCGCGCCCTTGACGCCTTCGTATACGCGCTTCTGCTCGGCGATGATGGCGTCGTTCGATTCCTTCCATAGCTGGATGCGGTCCAGGTTGATCTCCACGTTGGCCGCGTGCTCCAGTTGCGTGCGCGTGTGAACGAACTTCGCGTACTCTTCTTCGATGGATTGGGTAGCGCCAGGGTGCTGCTGCCGGAAGTATTCGTACTCGGCCCTGGCCGCCGCGATGCGGGCATCCCGCGTTCTCACGGTGGCGTCTACCTGCGCCTGATACATCTCCCGCATCTGCTGCAGGCGCGCGGGGAGGCTTTCGGGTTGCGCCGCGCCGAGTTGCGCCATCCGCATCTGCCGGGTTTGGTCGATGAAGTCGATTTCATCCTGCAGCCGCTCGTCGGCCTGCTGCTTGCGTTGCTGCTCCAGCAGCGCGTTGGCCCGGGCCTCGCTGTCGATGCGGTGGAGCGCCACCTTGTCATCGGCGAGCGCGTTCTCCTTGACGCGGTTCTCGTTGGCATCGTCCTGGAGCGCCTTGATCTTGCTCGCCAGATAGACGGCCTCGGCGATCCCGTGGGGCGTGACGGCGCGGATCCCCTCGATCTGCTTATCCGTCACCTGCTTGGTCGCTTCGTTTTTCAGGTAAGTCTGCTCGCGGATCTGGCGTTCCTCGGCGGCGGCTTCCAGGCGCAGCAGGGCCACGCGGCCCGCGAAGGTATCATCCGGTGTCACCTGGGCCTGGGCGACTTCGATGCGGCGTTGGATCGCGAGGGTTTCCTGGACCGCCTTCTCGTTTTCCTTCTTAAGCTCCTCGTGGCGCTTTTTTACCTCGGTGTCGATGTCTTCCAGGAACGCCTGCCGCACCATGGCGGCGGCCTTCTTCCCGCCCGCGACTACATCCCGGTAATGCTGCTCGTAGGCGTAGGTGAGCGCGGCGATGCTTTCCTTGCCGATGAGCAGGTTGCGGCGGCGCGACTCGTCCAGGAGATCGCTGGCCTTCTTGATGGCCTGCTCCCGCTTGGCCTCGTCCTCGGCGAGCAGGGCTTCCTCTTTCGCTTGCAGGCCCCGCATGGTGGCGATTAGTTTCGTCAAATCTTCCGTCGATTTGGCGAAGAACGAACCACCGCCCTGGAAGCCCACCTTCTGCTGGTTCGCGGCGCTCAACGTCCGCGCCAGATCCTCCGCTTGGTAGGCGAGCTTTGCCCGCGCGCGCTGGTCCCGGTACATCTGCGCGTTGGCATCGTCGCTGTCCGAAGCCGCGCCGCGCGCCGCCGTCACCAGCGCCCAGGCGGCGGCGATGGCCAGCAATTCCGGTAGGATCGGCAGGAGTACCGCCATCAGGCCCCCGGCTGCTCCGGTAAGCCCCGTCAGCCCCACACCGATGGCGTCCAGCCCGTTCACCACCACACCGGAAGTAATCACCTTGAAAGCGATACCGATCTCGCCTATGGCGGCGGCGGCCTTCATTGCGGCCGGAACGATCCATGTCAGCATTCCCGGCAGCGCGTTCCAGAGCAGCATCGCCGACGATACAGCCTTCGCCGCCACCGCCACCAGGAGCAGCGTTTCCGCCAGGGTGCGCAGCCATTCCGGCCACGATTGAAAGGCCCGCATTACATCCTGTACCGTGTCGAGCAATCCGCGCAGGGCCTTGACGACGGAGATCAACGCCGGGGTAAGCGTCGTCATCAGTTCCTCGGCGAGGCGCGCGGCATCGTTGCGCAGGAGATTGAATTGCGCGCTCGGCAATTGCTCCAGGCGCGCGGCCCCGGCCCCGGCGCTCTGCTGCTGCGCGAAGTCGAGGATGCTGCGTAGCACCGGGCGCGCGTTCAGCAAGCGGGTATCCTCGTAAAACTTCTGCGCGCTCACGTGTAGCTTGTCGAGCACCACCTGCACGGGTTGCAGCCCGATCTCGCGGAACGCCGTCAACTCCCTTCCGGTGATCTTCTGCTTCGTCCAGATGTTGGCGAAGGTTTCGGCGGCCCGCGTCAGCCCCGCTTGGCTCGCGCCCGCGTAGGCCGCCTGATCCGCGAGGATCTTCAAGGCGCGGCTGATCTCGCCGATGGGTACCCCCGCGTTCTTAAGCGCGTTGGCGTTGTTGGCAACATCTTGGAAGGCGAAGCCCGTCTGCTCGGCCACCTGCCGCAAGTTGTTCCAGGCGTCGATGCCATCCTTGACGTTGGCGAAGCCCAGGCGTACCCGGATCAGCTCGTCGCCCAACATGGCGACCTCGCGCACCACGTGGGCGATGCTCAGCCCGATCAGCGATTGCGCCAGGGAATCGATAGCCGTACGCGCCTGATCCACCGTGACGCTGAAACCCTTCACGCCCTGCGAGGCCTGCGCGGTGGCCTGATTCGATGTATTGGCGATGCTTTGGATGTTCTGGTTGAGCGTCGTGATGGCCGCGTTGGCGCTCTGGCTTTGGAAGTCTACCTGGATGTAGATTTGATTCGCGGCCATCTACTTGCCCCCGGGAGGTTTGCGAAGTTGCTCGGTTTCGTAGCGGGTGCGTTCATCCGCCAGTTGGCGCAGGAGCAGGAACACATGGTACGGGATCCGGCTGAGCGGGATCGTGATCCCCGCCTGAAGCGCGAAGTCGAGATCGATGACGACTGACATCAGACGGCCTCCAGGCGACGCCAAATAATCGCGTAGGCCCTGCGCCGGGCATCCCTCGCACGGCAAAGCGGAAGGCCCTGCGAGCGGCTCCGCGATCAGGACTTCCGGGCACTCCGGGGGGCTTGGACAAAGCTCCTTCTGCCGGAGCAGTCGATGGAATATAAAACGCGGTGACGGCTGCTCCGGCCAATCCCCGCCGCTTAAAAACTGGTGTCGTCATCGCTCGGCCCCAGGCGCTGCTCCACGAACTCGCTGGCGGCGCGCACGGCCTCGGCTTTATGCGGCCCGGGGATGGCGGCGGCGTAACCCTCGGCCTTGCCCTCGCACGCATCCCAGATGCGCGCGCCGCTCTCGGTGGAGTAGGCGATCTCCTGTTGGTTGAAGGGTAGCTCCACCAGACGGAACGACGCGGTACGGTTCTCGAGTATTTGATCGGCGGTGGGGACTTTCAAGCGGTGCACTACCTCGCCCCCCGGGACGTTCATCCGCACCGTGGCTTCGTTGCCTTCGATCTCCACGCCGAGCACGGTGCACTGCCCCAGGGCTTCGAGCACCATGCTGGCCTCGGCGGCGCTCAGCGGCGGCGTTCCGTTTATGCAGATCGCGCCATACAGCTTTAGATCCGGCTCGCCGGGTTTGGGCGGCTCGGTGAGGCTCTTGCCCCGGCCCAGGCGCCGTGTGATGAATTTGCGCGCGCGGCTACGGGCGTTCCATTCGGCATCCGTGGGAAAGCGAAGATGCAGCTTCCCGCCGATGCGTGCCGGCGCGTCGATGGTGATTTCTGCGTTTGTATCGAACATGCTTTTACGTCCTGAGAAGGTAAATGATCATCACGAAGGTTAGGCCGACGCACGCCCAATTGAGGCGCGGCAGCCGCACGCTTTGCGGCTCCACAATTCCGATCAGGAACGCCAGCAGGGCCAGAATCGCTAGGATGACGGTAAGCGGCATAAGGTGTCTCCTTACAGCCCGAGAATTCCATCCTTCTCGCAGGTGGCGCTCATGGTGATGATGTCGCCCGTGGGCGGCTTCAGGAACTTCACCGCGCAATTGATCGTGACGATGCCGTCCGCGTCGCCATTGGTGGCGGCGCTGATCACGGTACGCGGCGCGGTGATGGCCATGGCGTGCTTGTTCGGCCCCGCGCCGATCACCGCCCCGGAGAGCGTCACGGCCAGCGGGCCTTCGGTTTGGTTCATCAGGTTGTTGAACTCCGTCGATCCCTTCTGGGCGCGCGCTACGAAGTTGAGCGTCATCTCCCGATTGCCGTATTCCATGCGCCCGCGAATCGCGTAGTTGTTCTGGGTGCCGCTGCCCGGGTAGAAGCCGCTCGGCAGCCGTACGTTGTTATTCCAGCGGAACTCCATCGAGATGAAGCTCTGCGTGGTGATGTAGTCGATGCCGTTGATGGTGATTGTCGCCGACGCCGCGTTGAGAAAATGCTCCACGGTGACGGCGGGGAACACCAGCCCCGAAGGCGTAACTACTTTGCCCGTGCCCACGCAGTTACACGTGATGCGGCAGTTGGCGCGGCCCGGGCCGGATTCCATGGTGAGCGTGAAATCGTTCACCACCATCCCCACCAGGGCGCGGTCGACTACCGAATCGGGCGCGGCGCGGATCTGCTCGGCGAAGGTGAACGGCGGCAGGTTGATGCAATTGACGGCGGGATCGCTCGGGACCGCGTCGTATTTGTAACCCGTACCCGCTGCCGTTTTGGTGGCTTTGCCCGTGGCGAAGCAGAAGGCCCAGGCGAGGAACTCGCTGGACACGTATTTCTCAATCGCCACGGCCGTATCGATGGAAGTCGGAAACTGCTGGCTCGGGAACTCATCGCCCTTGCCGATGTCGTTGGCGTCATCCTCGGTTTGCGGCGTGACGACGGAGAGCGCTGGATTCGTCTTGGTAAGGCTCCAGATTTCGAGCGCGGTGTTTTCGGTGGGCAGATCGGGCTGCGGCTTGAAGCCGAAAGCGATCTTAGTTTCCCGGATGTTCGCGGGGCAGCTTCCCGAGCCTGTCTTGGGATCGCCCGTTTGAGTCGGCGGCGGTAGAGTGGCGGCGGCCATAACTTAGATGTCTCCTGTCTCCTTGGTTTCCGAGAGGATCTGGTAATAGTCCACGCCCTCCTCATCAGTGGGCCTGGAGATTTCCACGATGTTGGTCGGCAGCATCCCATCCAACACCGGGCAATAACGCCAGCGCTGGCCATCCCCGGGGACCGGGATGCCGTTCACGATGGCACGGATGATATCGAGCGGGCTTTCGTTGCGGAGCGCCTTCACGTAGAAGGCGTAGCGGTGGAGCCAGCCTTCCATTTCGCCCTGGGTGAGCACGCTCTCCAGCCACACCACCAGGACGCTGCCGGGTTTCATCTGATAGATCGCGGCGGCGAGTGCGTTCATGGTGGGGTTGCGGTCGATGTAAGCAATCACCGCAGCCGGATCCACCAATAGCGGCGGCAACTCCGGGATCGCGGCCAGCGTGTCGGCGAAGGCGTTTGTCAATGCGATCAGATCAACCAAGCGGCACCCAGGCCTTCTGCAACCATTGGCCGTACACGCCCTGGGTTGCCTTGAAAATGGCTATCTGATCGCTGCCCGCGAAGCCGATCATTTGATCGAACTTCTGCGCCTGCTGCGCATGTTGGCGCGGCCCGCGCGCGGTGTTCTCGGCGCGGATCTTCTGATCGTTGGCGCGGCGCAGCGTGAAGTTTTGGCTGAGTGCGCCCGTCATTTTGTTGTCGCGCGTGGGGCGCGAGACGCGGGTGTATTTCTTCTTGATGAACAGGTATTTTTTGCTGAGCGGTTTCGCCTGATTGCCCTCGGCGTTGATGGCTTGGCTCCAGCGCTTCTTCTGCTCCTTCACCATGGTTTCGCCGATCAGCGTAAGCTGCCCGTAGTCCAGGTTCGGCCCGCGCACGCGGCCCGATTTGGTTACCTTGACGTTCAGGCCGCTGCCGCCCGGTGCGGGGGTGAGCGGGGTGAGTCTAGCCACCGTCATCCTCCTGGAGCACCACGCGCGAGAAGCCGTAGGCCGTGGCGTCGATCCGCACCGCGTTGTAGGTGACGCCGTTCGCCGAGACGCCATCGCCCAGGCGCGGCCCCTGGGGGATGTCGCTGTTGCGCACCCAGATGTTGGAATACCGCCCCGGCGAGGTTTCCTCGTCCGCAGCGCCCTCCTTCCACACCACATCGATAGTGACCGCGCCCGCCGCGTCGTGATCGGGCCAGTAGTCGACCTCGGTGCCGAACTCGGTGAGCATCGTTGCCCACAGCATCGGCGCGTGGATTCCAATAAACGGATTGGCGGGCGCTCCCATCTGATTTCTCGTTGCGCCCCGAGCGCCTGGGTGCGGCATTTGCGGCGACTGACGCCGCCCCCAAGCGCTGAAGCGGTTTCCCCGATTGCGAGTCCCCACTCCAACCGGAGAAGCTGTTACAACACCCTGGCTTTGAAGCTGGCGTTGGGACGGTAGGGCACCACGAGCGGAGCGCTCTGCATCATGACGTAGCGCACGCTCGGATCCTCTTCCGTCCAGGACTTGACGAAGTACGGCATCGCCTGCAGGCCCGCCGCCTCATCGCGGATAGCTCCGTAGGCGCGCACGCCTTCCAGCTGCGGCCCGGTGAGAATCACCGTACCCGCCGGCAGAATCGGCTTCTCCAGGCCATCGGCGGGATCGACGTACCACGCCGAGTAAACCCAGATGTTGAAGCCGTCAATCGTTCCCATGTAGGTTCCGCCCTCGTTGAGTGGCGATTCGGCCCCGAGCGTCGGGGGCTGCGCCAGGGTGCGGAACAGATTCAGGCGGGCGGTAACTTTGGCGTTGGCCGAGAATACCGTCCATACATCGGTTGTCATGATCACGTCGCGCAGGGCCGCGCCCGTCGATTGCAACAGGGACATGGACCACGTTTCGAGATCGGCGAGCGGGTTGGCGTTGGCGGCGTCGCTCCACAGAGTTCCGGCCACGATGGTATTGCCAGCGGCGCGGCCGAAATCGACAACCACCGTGGGGTATTTGTCCCCCGCGATGGTGCTCTTGCCGGTCGTCAACACCTCGCCCGCCATCACTTCCATGCGGCGATTCAACATGTCGAGTTGATCCGTCATGTCTTGCGCGATGAGCGCCCGCAGGCGCTCCATGGGATTCAGAGAACCGCCGATCTGCTCACCGGGCGAGCGCTTGAGCGGGCGGTTCATGTCGAATACCCGCTTGTCCTTGATGTAAGCGGGTTTGAAGGTGGAAGTTACCCATCCCTGGCTCTGCACGATCTGGCCTTCCACCAGCGGCGAGACGAACGGGGCGAGACGGCGCTTCCCGGCCAGCGTGTCGAAGTGAATCTCCTCGCTGGTTTCGGTTTGGATGTTCGGAAAGAAGCGCTGTACCAGGAATTGCGGCGCGACATACAAGCTGGCGACAACCGCGCTTAGAACGTCTGTTGAAAAGAGATCGGCCATCTTCTAGCTCCTTAGTTCCGAATCGGGACCGCCTGTCGCCTGGGCGGCCCCGCTCGGGGTGATTACTTCTTGTTCGGCGGCTCGTGGTGGGGTGGCCGCGTGGGTGTCGTAGCAGTGGGCTTCGTGCCGCCGCCCGCGTGCTTCTCGTTCTCCTCCTTGGGCGGTTCGGTTTGGCCCGGTTGCACGCGCAAGGGAACCGGATGGGGATCCATCGACGTGTCCTTGGGCGGCGCTTCGCCCTCGGTTTCGCGCGGGACCGGCCCGGTGGCGGTGATGATCTCGGGCGCGTTGGGATCCTTGACGATGGCGGTGTCGTCGGCGCGGGTGCGTTCGGTTTCGAGCGCTGCGGGTTTAACCATGTTGCCGCCCGAGACTTCCACGCTCTCCAGTTGAATCCCGGCGTCGCGCAGCGCTTCGGTAACTGCGTCGTGCGCCATGGCGGCGGGCCACACCACGCCGCTGGCGGTGAATTGGCCGCCCACGTAGATGATGCAGGAAGCATCCGCCGCGGTGGAGTCGCAATCCTCGGCGAGGATGCAGTTGCAATTGACGGCGGCGGCGGGTGCGATCACCTTGGACGTAGCCAGATCGTACGAGAGAATCGTCCCGCGTACCTTCGCGCCGACGCCGCTCTTGAGAATCGCGCCGCGCGAGATGATGTCGTCACCCAGGATGAGGGGATCGACATAGGGAAAGGGTGTGCTCGAAAAACTTGCGAGTGCTTGTGCCATCGATAATTACTCCTTTGGAACGGTTTACGACGGGCGCTGGAGCAGGTGGCGCTGCGGCACGTGCCGCAGGATGGCCTGCGCTTCGGCGGCTACATCGTCTTTGCTGTTGGCGTCGCCCGGGGGAACCTTTGGATTCGGAACCTGGGCCATGGCGGCGGCCAGCGGGTTAGGCGCAGCGGCAGGCGCCGTAATCGGGGCGGCGGCCAGGATCTTGCGGGCCGTCTCCACGTCCTGATCGGTTTCGAGCGCCAGCATGCGGGCCAGCGATTCACGGCCCCGGGCTTCTTCCGAGTTGATGATCGCGGCGATGCGTTGCCGCTCGCTTGCCGTGGCCGCGGGTGCGGCAGGTGCGGCAATAGCGGCAGGTGGCGGGGGCGCGGGCGCAGCTGCTGGCGGCGCGGGCGCGGGGGTGGTTACGGGTGCCGGATTCGGTGGCTCCGGTTGGTTCGGCGGCATGATTCCCTCCTTGTGGGTGTTGGCTGCGGAAGTCGTAATCCGGGCCGCCGATGCCGGGGTGACGGCGTTTAAGTCGGCGATCAGCGGCTCGAAGGATCCAAGGGCGTCGGCCATTCCGGCCTCGATAGCGGCGCGCGCGGGCAGCACGCCGCCCTGGCCGAAGCGTTCGAGCACCGTGGCCGTGGTGACGTTGCGGAAGCTCGCCACACGGTCGATGAAGAGTTGCGCCAGGGCGTCCACCTGCTCCAGGATTTGAGCGCGGCCCTGCTCGGTACCGGGATCGGGACGCTTGCGGGGAGACTGGCTGCTCACGATCTCGTACCGCTTGACGCCCTGGCGCTGCTGCGCTTCCCGGTTGTCGGTGAGGGCTGCAACCACGCCGATGGAACCAAGAAAAGCGCTTTCGTTGACGACGATGCGGCTGGCGGCGCTCGCCAGCCAGTACCCCGCGCTCGCCGATAACCCGTCCACGTAAGCAATCACCGGCTTGGTGTCGTTCGCGGCGCGGATCATGTCCGCAAGCTCGTTGATGCCGTCCACCTGCCCGCCTGGGCTGTTGACGTTGAGCAAAATCTGGCGGACGGCGCGGGAATCGATGGCGGCCTGCAAGTCCTGCGAGAGCATCTCCACGGAACTCGCCCCGCTCAGCGCGGTGAACAGATTGGCGTACCGGAACAGCGGCCCTTCGATAGCCAGGATCGCCGTACTGCCGCGCATGGTAACGGAGTTGCCCTCGGCGTTATCGAGCGGGCGGCCTACGCGCGACGCCACGGCTTCGAGATCGGTATCGGCGCGGTTCTGTACCACGTCCAGGATGGTTTGAAGCTCCTGGGAGCGGATCGCCCAGGGTTGATCGAACAAGAGCGAAAGCACGCGGATGGGTTCGCGCTTCATGCGGCCTCCTGGCGCGCGCCCGGGGCAGCGGGCGGCGGCGCTTCTTCCTTCACCGGGGTAACCTTGGGCTGCAATAGCGGCGGCGGTTCCAGGTTCAGTTCCTTCATGCGGGCCTGCTCGATGGCGCGCTGCTCCAGCACCTCGTTCCAGTCCAGCCCCTGCTCCGCGCATTCGATTTCCAGCGTGGAGAGCATCCCCTGCATGCGCAGGATGGCGGCCTCGGCTTCCTTGGTGGGATCGATCCAGCCCCGGCCCGGGCCGATCCATTTCGCGCGCGCGTAGTATTGCTGCTGCGCGTAGTAGTCGGGCGCGTCTATCAGCCCGCTGTTCACGGCTTCTTCGAGCCACAGTTCGTAGACGGGCTGCGCCCAATGCATCGCCAACCAGGCCCGCCGCGTGATGAAGAAGCGCCACGCTTCGAGCAGGGCCGCCCTGGCGCTGGAATAGTTGGTTTTCGAGAAGTCCTTCAGGATTAGCTCGTAGGGCATCCCGACGGCGGTCCCGATCTGGCGCAGCACCGTCTCCACGAACGCGGGGAACGTCCCGGGCGGGCGCATTGGCGTAAACGGCGTGAGCTTGTCGCCCGGGTAGAGCGGGATGAAGGTGCCGCCCTCCAACTCCACGCGGTACTCGTTCTTGGCCGTCAGGTAATCTTTCGCGTTGCCGTTCATCATCTCGGCGATCCCGCCCGGATCCATGGGCGTCTCGATCACCCCGGCCACCAGGGCGTTGACGATTGAAGATTGAAGCTCGGTGCGCTGGTAGGCGTCCAGCATCCGAAACTGTTCGATTACCGGAGCCAGAATGGGCACGCCGCGATTCTGATCCACCCGCAATTTCTGGAAGGCGTGGATAACCCGCTTGCGGCCCCAGGTAGTCTCGGCGGGCACGCGCACCCAATTGATGGCGCTGCCGATGAACGGGGTATACACCAGGAAGGTGAGATTGTCGGGGATCTGCTGGATGTAGTAAGCGACGGGCCGCCCGTAATCGTCCAACTCGACGCCGCCGCGCAGGTTCTTGGTAAACCACAGCGTACTACCGGGGTTCACCAGCCGATCCGTATCGATCAGTTGCACGCAGGTACGGAACGGCGTGGCGGCACGCTCCAACCACATCGGCAGCGCCAGGGCTTCCCCGTTTTCGAGCACGCTGCGGAATACCAGCTGCGTCATGTCGTGGAACGACTGAACGCCGGCAGCATCGCACGATGTGCCGTCCGCCCAGGCTTTCCACAAGCTCTCGACGTTGCGGCTCCACTCCTCGCTCCAGTTGATGTCGCGTCCCAGGGCGCGGTAATCCGGGAACGGCGACAGGCGCAGCCCGATCCCGACTACGTTGTCATCGAGCGACTGGAAGCTGCCCGCCGCCACGCCGTTGTTTCGATCCAGATCGCGCGCGCGTGCGACCAGGGTGCCGAGATCCGGGATGACATCGATATCGGCGGGCGCGCGCACGGGCCACCAGTTCGCCAGCTGCTTGCGGCGGAAGCTCGCCCCGCTGTAAGCGGTGTCGTAATACTGCGCCTTCACCCGGCAATTCAAGACATCGCCAGTTTTACCTGGACTCTGCTTCATTGAACGGGATGAACCTGGAACCATCACGGCCACGCCTCCACGCTGATCGGTCTACGGCGCGCGCCGTAACCCGGGGGCGGCGTTCCGCCCGCGTCGATGCACGCCGCGGCGAGTTGGTCGATTAGCCGCTGCAAGTCGGCGAGGCTGCCCTTGGAATACTCGACGCGGCCCAATTGGGGGGTTTCGACCGAGACGACGTTCTGGCCCGCCATCATCAGGTACATCTGCGAGATGGCCTGGGCGCAGGCCGCGCACGGATCGGTAGGCAGTACGGCGTCGCGGGTTAGCGCCTCGCGTCTCTTGCCGCAGCAACTCATCGGCGATGTCCTTTCTTCGGCATAACCTAGTCCAGAAACGAATCCTTGCTTCGGAACGGCTTAAACTGCGGCATGGGCTTACCGTCATCGCGCGGCTTGCGCACGGCGCTCTCGGGCGCGGCCCGCTCGATGGTGAGCGACTCCTGGATATCGGCCCACTTGTCCTCAGTCCAGGTATCGATGCGCAGGCTGGCCGCCGCCGCGCTCGCATAAATCCGGCAGTCCAGGGCCTCGTTGCGCTCGCGGCGCTTCTCCCAGATGGTTCGCCGCAGGCCGCCGTGGGTGCGCGTCACCAGCTGCTCGGCGCAAAGCTGATCGAAATACTCCTTCGAGTATTCGGGGAAGTGGCAGAAGCCCACGGGCCATTTTTCCCCGGCTTGCAGATCGGGAACGCTGGTTTTTAGCCAGCGGTACAGTTGCTCCTTGGCGATGGAGACGTTGACGGGCCACAAGCGCACGCCGTATTTCAGGCGGCGGCCCATCGGCCCGATCTCGATTAGCTTAGGCGTGCCGAGCATCGCCGAGACGCGGCTGTCACCCTTCACGCCCAGGACGCGGTTCGGACTCATGCGGCGAACGAAATCGTACACCGCTGACGTATTGAACCCGGTATCCACCGCCAACCGCTGGATGCGCGCGGGCTGGCCGTACACCGTGGGGAAGTCCTCATCCATGAGCGCTTCGAGCTTCTGCCACACTTCCGGCTGGTTGGTGTCGCCCTCGATCACCCGGTAATCGACGCTCCAGCTTTGCTTGTCGCGGCCCCAAGCCACGATCTCGACTTCCAGGCGCTTCAGTTGCACATCGGCGCCTGCGGTGAGCATTAGGCCGCCCTGGGGCACGGTGCCGATCTGGTAATGCTCGCGGCGCTCGTACAGCCGATCCACTTCCGGCACTTCGCCCTCGTCCGTCCACGGCAGGCCCAGGATGGTGTTCCAAAAGACTTGGAGCTTCTCGCGATCCGTTCCGGCCTTCTCGTGCTTCTCTGCGATCTGCCCCCAACTCAGCCAGCCCACGGGCGAGTACAAGCTCGACAGGTGGAACCCCCGGATTTTCCCATCGGTGATCTGATCGGGCCGCCACTCGCCCCGGGGCAGCATCCAGTTCTTCGCGTGATCGAGGATCGAGCGCCCGCACTGCTCACACACGTAATGAGCTGCAGAGGGATTCTCCTTCGGCCAGCGCAGATTCTCGAAGCGCAGCACCTGCATGTGGACGCAGAAGGGGCACGGCACCCAGAAGCGGCACTGGTCGCTCGACTCGTAGAAGCGCTCGATGCGGCTGCGGCCGGAAACCACCGGGGTTGACGTGATCAGGATTTTGCGGCGCGCGTAGTTGGTGGTGCGCGCGATGGCCAGGTCGCACGGCTCGCCCTCGCCCTCGACATCCCCGGGGTAACCGTCCACTTCATCCAGGAACAGGTACCGGGCCGACATGGAGCGCAGGCCCTTGGCGCTGTTCGCGCCCACCAGCACCAGGATTCCTCCCGGAAATTCCTTCGCCAGCACGGTGTTACCGGAATCGCGGCTGCGGGCCTCGCGCACCAGCCCGCGCAGCGCCTCGGAATCTTCGATCAACGGGGCGATGCGCTGCTTGGAGTTGCGCTTCGCCATCTCGGTGGTGGGTTGCACGGCCATCATGGGGCCGGGGGCCATGTGGATGTTGTAGCCGATCCAATTATTCCCGGCCTCGGTTTTCCCGATCTGCGCGCCCGCCATGAGCACCACCATTTCGCAGCGCGACTGCGGCGAAAGGGCGTCCATGACATCGCGCAGGTAGGGCGTGCGCGACGTGCGCCACGGCCCTGGCTCGGGCGAGGAGCGCGTGGTAAGCACGCGGTGTTTATCGGCCCACTCGCTTACCCGCAGGTTCGCGTCGGGCCTTGCGCCCGCCGCTGCCGCCCTGGCGTAGATCGCCGCCGCATCGAGTTCGGTGGTGAAGTCGGCGCTCGGCGTCATCGTTTTCTCCGGGAGCGCGCGCAGGCGCCGATGTGGTTCAGCGTCTTGCCGGGCCGCTGGCAATGGGAACAGAAAAACTTGGGCGCGTGCGCGGCCATGTGGCGGATCCGCGATTCCGCCTGCCCGCGCGTTTCTCTCGGCGGCGGCGGTCCCACATCAGGCCAGCGTGTACGGATCCCGCCCTTATCCCTGGCTTGGCCGCCGATGTTCATCCCAACTTCCCCCCCGAGAACTCCTCCAGAACCGTCCGAAGCTCGGTTTCGATGATTTCGTGGACGAGGTTGGTGTCGGTTTCCGCCGCCAGCTGCGCGGCGATCCGCGTCGGCACGTTCAGGATGGCGTCGCGCAGCACGCGGAAGCGGTTGAAGGCGGCCACTTCCACATCGCGGCGCGAGATTAGCTTGCCCTGCTTCTCGTCGTGCTCCAGCTTCTTGAGCTTCGCGTCGTAGATTTCCTTAATCGTGCGGGCGTTGGCGAAGCTCATGCTCCCGGCCATTTTTTCCGGCTCGGCGAGCGCGGCGGCGGCGGAGTCGGCCTTGTGCCCGGCCCATCCGCCGCCGCCTCCCATCGCGGCCCCCGACGCTGAGCGGCGATGTTTCGGCCCATACCGCGCGTTGGCGTGGTTGGTGTTCTTTTCCCAATCGCGATCCGCCTTCTCGCTGTCGAGGCGGCCATCCGGCTCGCGGAAAATCCGCTGCCGCTCCACCGCGAACTGAACAGCCTTCAGATCGCACCCGCGATGGCGGGCGTATTCGCTCAAAGTCATCAACACAAAATCTAAGCGCTCTTGCGCTTCGGCAAGGGTTTAGGGGCGGGCTGCTTCTCGAGTAGCAATCGCTCCCGTTCCACTTGCGAGAAAACGGTGCCGCCCTCAGCGAGGATCGGCTGCTGCTTGGTATAGGCCGCCCACCGCTTCAGCGCCACGTCGCAATAACCCGGCACGATTTCAATCAGCCGCGCTTTGCGCCCCATGCGCTCGCAGGCGATCAGGGTGCTTCCGGCCCCGCCGAAGAAGTCCATCACGGTGTCGCCGCGCTTGGTGGAGTTCACCAGCAGCCGCTGCAGCAGTTCCACGGGTTTGGCCGTGGGGTGCTCGCGGTTGGCAACTGGCTTTGGTTCCATCAGCGCCGTGGATTGGGAGTTGTCGCCGTACCACACGTCCACCTCGTCTATCAGGTGTCCGTAGAAAATCGCTTCGTGCGCCTGCTTGTAACGGTTGAAGCTGAGCACGAAATGATTCTTGATCCACAGCAGATGGCATCGGATGAACAACCCCGCCTGGCGAAGGGAAGCTTCAAACATCGACTGATTGGCGAGGGCGTAGAAAACGTAGTACGAGGCGTCGGGCCGCATGTAAGCCCGGTAATTCGCAAAGGCCGGATCGATGAGCGCGCGGAAGTCGGCCTCGGGCAGCTTGTCGCCTTCGATGGCTTCCCGCTCCAGCGTCGGCCCGCCCCGGTAATCGACGTTGTACGGCGGATCCGTCAGCACCAGCTGCGCGCGCTCTCCCTTCATGACGCAGGCGACGTCGGGGGCCAGCCGCGCGTCCCCGCACAGCAGGCGGTGGTTGCCGAGCAGCCACAGATCCCCGGGCCGCGTCACGGCTTCCTCCACCAGCGGCGGCGCTTCGTCTGGATCCGTCTCGCCCTGCATGGCGTCCGCGGAATCATCGAGAATCGCTTCGAGTTCCTTGTCCGAGAACCCGATCACGTCGATATCGAAGTCGTCATCCTGGAGCGCCGTCAATTCGGCCCGCAAGAGCTCCTCATCCCATCCGGCGTTTTCGGCCAGCTTGTTGTCGGCGATGATGTACGCGCGGCGCTCGGCTTCCGTAAGGTGATCGAGCGGAATCACGGGCACTTCGCCAAGCCCCAGGTGAACCGCCGCGCGCAATCGCCCGTGGCCGGCAAGAATCCCGTCGTTCTGATCAACCAGAATCGGCTGCGTGAATCCAAATCGCACGATCGAATGCGCAATCTGGATAATTTGATCCTGCGTGTGGGTGCGGCTGTTGCGGTCGTAGGGAATAAGACGCCCCACCGGCCACATCTCGATGCGCGCGGCCATCGCGGGGGCGAGGCGCTCTGCCATTTGCGCCAATTATCACAGCGATGGATCGCCGCTGTCAAATTGTTCCACGTGAAATATCAGGTGGGAATACATACAGCATCAGCGGTTTGCATGGCCACCGCGGCGTCGACGGGCGCTTCGTGGGGGGAGAAAAGAAACGGCCCGCCATGCGCGGCGGGCCAGCGTGGGTAAACTATGTCCGCAGCGATTGTACGCCCGCCGCCGCGCGTTTGCAATGCGGGATGTGGGAGAAAAGATGTGGGAGAAGTGGGAGAAAAAAGTTGGGAGAACATCTACCAGCACGGGCCGCGACCGCTTATGCGCGGGCGCGACAAACTGGCCGTCCAAAATGCCGCACTGGCTCGCCCGGTGAGCCATCCGGAATCAACCGGAGTTGAATCCGCCGCAACCGTGGTTGAAACTGCATCGAATTGATGCAGAATTCATCAGAATCGCGCAAACCGCTGAAAATGAAGCGTTTTCAGCGCTATCGGTAGCCCATAGGTGCGGGCGGCAAGCCCGGCGGCGGCCTAATCGGCTGGAAGTACCTTTTTCTAAAAGAACTTACGCGCTTTTATCCCAAACACGCCCATCGCGGGCTGCGAATCGGGCCGTTTATCCTGTACACCTGCGGGGGTGGTAATCGCGTGTGGACCGCCCCGTGCTAAGCGCGCGCTGCAGGGGATAAACCTAAGCGCGCGATTGCGGCCCGTGGCGGCGTGGGCCGTGGCGGCGTGGCCGTGGGCCGTGGCGGCGTGGGCCGTGGCCGTGGCGGCGTGGCGGCGTGGCCG